GCGGCATCGAAGTACGCCAACCTACGCGAATGGGACAAAGCCCCAACGGATGAAACGGTCAATATGTTGATCAATCTCGCCAAAGTGTGCGTAATTTGGGGAGGGAACCATTTCCGTCTGCCAGAAATACAAAACGGTGCTGACGTGGCACAAGAGCAACGGAACGGGAATGGGCTACTGGCTGAGAGGATACACGGAACACCTGCTCATCGGCATACGTGGAAACGTGCCCGCTTTCCGAAACCAACACCCGAACATAATCTACGCTGAGAGAGGTAGGCACAGTGCCAAACCAGATGCGAGCTACGCCCTGATAGAAACTCTCAGCCAAGAACCACGGCTCGAACTTTTCGCCAGACGCAAGCGACCCGGCTGGCATACGTGGGGGAATGAAGTCTCCAACGACGTAGTAGTGCAGAACGGTCGAACTGAGCCACCGCCTGAGAACGAGGCTGGCTCGGAGAAAGGACAATCGAAATGACCACGGAAGTCAAAGAGCATGACGGGCAGGCGGTTGGCTCAAGTGAGTTGTTAGCCGCTGGCTGGCGTGAATACCCGAACAAATTCAAGAAGTGGGCGCGATGCTTCTACAAGCAGCACGACACACCAACACGCTGCGCCTGCAACGACGACAAAGCGGGAATCCAAATAGAAATCGCGGTGAGCGATACCGGCGATATGGAAATGGAAGTGAGCGGCCAACTGAAAGACGGCACTTGGATGCACCTGCACAACTACAGCCTACCGCCAACGACAGCGGGAGTGCTCGCGCTGATACCGCGAATGCTCGCAACATGGGAATCGGCTAACATCAGCAATAACACAAAGTCCGATGAATCGCAGTAATATGGGTATGATTGAGGCATGAAGCAACGCGGTCTGACAAATGTTCTTTAATATCCGGCAGCGCGGCGACAGCATCATTGGGGATACCCGGTGGTGGGCGATGTGGCCGCTGTCGGCACTAATTTAACCGGCAAACATAAGCATGTAAAACGCTCATGCGGGGCTGATAGCCTCACTACCGGCGGACGCCTAAAGCGCGTCGCGGTCAAAACGCAAGGTGGGAATGGAACCGTTAAGTCTGACAGACAACCCACGAAGCGATGACGTGAGAGACGGGGTAGCGACCGTCATGTTTTCCGGTCCGATTACGGACTAGTTTTGACCCCGTGCCTGTGCTGGCCAAGCGCGAGTGAGCAACGGTATGCGTGATTCGCCCGGTAACTCTCCGGGAACTCGCGGCGGGGTCAATCAATACAACCAACAACAACAGGAGGCAAAATGAGCTACGAAAACACACGATGTCCATGTGGGGATTGCAAGCCGACAGACACGATGCTCTGTGGTGATTGTGAAACTCACCTGAAAGACCACAAATCCATGCAGGCCTTCCGCGACGGGAGCGCACCTGTGGAGTATCGCCGCCATGCGGCCATAACTCTATTGAGTCTCGCTCGTGGTCGGAAGCGACGACAGCACTTTGTCCGAAACATACAAACAAACCAACAACAGGAGGAAACATGAGCAAGTTCAACACACTCACCACCAAGATCCACATCTACTCCGACGCCGACCACCCGATATTCGGTGAAAACATCACGGAGGTCAGTATAGAGGACGAGGCAGCCGGTCCGTTTATCGTGCTGGAGCAGGCAGGTGATGAGGACAGAGGCAAACTCAAGTTCGACCTAGAGGAACTTGAGCTTGTGCTGAATGTTGCACGGTACTTGGTAAAGTCGGCGGAACGGGAGATCAGTAAGTATGACGAACGCTCGTCACCAACGTCGGTTGACGTTACTTCTTCAACCGATACACCGGCACCTTGAACCAGACATCTTCTGTTTCTCGCCAGTCTGTGACCATTGTCGGAGTAATTTTGGCCCAGTAAATGACCGTGATGACCAGACTGCTCAATCCTACGTGGCGGCAGTCGGATTTGGCTTTGTGCTCTTTTCGGGTGTTTCTGCGGTGGACATTGTGCCGCGCACCCAAGCCTCACACGCATTGCCCAACGCTACCGCCGCGTCATCCTTGTTTGCATAACCTTCCGACGACCGGAAAATCACGTTGCCGTTGATCGAAGCGATCTTGTACCGCCATCCGCCTCGCCCTTTGTAGTACGTGATGACATGCGTTTTTTTGGACATATCATTGTCCTCCGTGTTGTGACAAACGGGTTCACGCCGTGGCTGCATCATCGGATGCAATGCCACGGGCGTGAACCCTTTTGGTTTGTTGTTAGACGCGAGCAATTTCTTGAGCGTGTCGCGTTCGGTTTCAAGTTCCTTGTATCGGAACCATCTGGAAGCGACCAAGTGGACGACCGCGATCACCACGGCAACCGTTATCATCCCCATAAACAATCGCTCAAAGTCCATGTGCTCACCATTTGATCGACAATGCCGCTCCGAGCCATAACTTCGCTTCGTCTGCCTTTGTGCCGACTCCCACGTGCCAACTGACGCTTTCGAGGTTGCCCGGCAGTTTGCTCAATAACCCGGTCTCGTTTTTCAAGTCGGCGACCTTGTCTGGAATCTTGGCCAATGTCCCCGCCACTCCCAAGCCAACCAAATGAACATCGGTGGTGATGCCGTACAGATAACACAACCCCGGTTTCACTGTCGTCTTGGTGTTGAGCGGCAACTTCAACTCGAATGTCTTGATGTTGCCCTGTACGCCCACGGTCGCCGTACCCTCCCAATCGTCAATCGAATTGGCCACGAAAGCGTACCCGCCAACGATTTGCGTCTGGTCACCAATCGCCTGAATCCAGCTTTTCGCCGCCTCTGCCGCTGGCGGTAGTGCAGACGGGTCTGACTTGACCACTATCGGGGTTGCCTCGGCTGGCGCGGCTGCCGTGGTTGTCGTATTGGTGTCCGCGAACGCCTTCTGGAACGCCAGCGTCGCAACCATGAGAAACACTGCCATGAGCTTTTTCATCTCATTCCTCCTTGTTGGGTTGTTTGTTTTTTCGTGCCTCTTTCGCCGCACGATGACCATCCCTCCAATCCCTCCAGTCATCCGGCAAACTGTAATTCCCGAACACGTACCGCTTGAGGCCGTACACCAGCAACGGCACGACCACGCCTGCCAATCCAGCCAACACGTAACTGACTTGTCGAAAGATGTCGTGCAGAATTGGTGCGTTGACCTTCTGGTGTTTCCGAAACTCGTCTGTTGCTTCCTTCATGCTCACCGCTAGGTCGCGGTAGCTGTCCGCCAACGCGGTCATCGCCACTACCAACGGCTTGATGTCTGGCTGAACCTCGTTGACCGTCTTGGTCATGGAATCGAGCAGCGCGGTGGTGTGTCGCAAGGCGATTTCGGCTTCTGTCGAGGCGCGGTCCAGCTTGGCCAATGAATTAGTGCCAGCCACCGAAAGTTCGGCAATCCGGTCGCTGGCCGCAACAAGGCTCTGTCGTTCCCGGCGGAGAAACCCGCAGGAAACAACCAGCACGGCCACGACCAGAGAGACCGCAGCGACGGTCAGAAGGCGTTGAACAGCACCTTGAGACCGATCAGGGTAACGATTACGGCTGTCCAGCATACAATTCCCACCAAAAACCGGTTGAGTCTGTACCGTGCAATTTCGACTTCCTTGAGTCTGTTCACGTCATGCTCCACGACACCAAGCCGATGCGCGACGCCGCTTTCGGGTTTGCCGTTTCCAAACACGGTGTAACGCAGCTTGGACATCATATCTCGTATTTCAGCCACATCTTCGAGAAGTTTTGCTTCGGTTTCGGGTGTCATGGTTTTATAGTCTGGTAATGGGACGCTGGCGGCTTGTTGATGCGAGTTTGCGCGGAAGGGATGCCGCGTCATTTAGGCGGGGCCGCCAGCGTCCTCTGTTTGTTGGTGTCGTTCGAGTCGTTCAGCCTTGTGTTTCAAGTCGGCAAACATGGCATAGATTTCGCGTAATTCCGAATGAATAGGCGAATGGATTTCGTGGTAAGCCTCGCACGCCTTGAACAAGGCGCGGTCCGCTTCCGCCAACCAGAGCAATCTATCCTCGACGCCGTTCATTTCTTTCCCTTTCCCGGATGATTGCAATCTTGAGGGCAGTGACGATGGTTTTCCCCGTCCTGACAAATGCCGTCCCCGCATCGCGGCGGCGGAGGCGGGCAGATGCCGCAATCTTGCGGGCACGTCGAGCAAGTCTCGTCCCCGTTGCACACCCCATCACCGCACACGGGCGGAGGCGGCGGACAAATGCCGCAGTCATCAGGACACGACGCGCACGTTTCATCGGGGTCGCACAGTCCATCGCCGCACCTATCGGGCGGAGGTTCGACCGGCGGGATCACCGAGATCAAAAAACTGTCGTATGCGTATCCGCGTGGACTTCCGTTGTCGTAACAGTACGCGCTCACAACATACACGCCCGGCTTGGTGTAGGTGTGGGTCAACGGATTGGTGGACGTGAACCCGCTGCCGTCGCCGTGGTTCAGCCAGACCGCTTGCAACGTCCCGCCGTCCGGGTCGGACGCAGATACCGCAATCGTCACCGTAAGCGGGGCGATGCCGTCGAACGACTTGGAGGCGAACGAAATCACAGGCGGCTGGTTGGTTGTGCCCGGTGGGATGCCAACCGCCGTGGCTTGCACGGTGTTCAGAGCGGCGTCCGCGACTGTAACAGTCAGTCGCACGGAGTAATTCGTTGGCCAGATGCCGGATTGATAATCCGGCAGACAACACGCGAACCCGCTGGACGTGGCGAACGCCCACCTTGTCAGGTCGTTTTCGGGGTCGGACACCGAAACCGTCATCTTCATTGTTGCCGAGTTGGTCGGATACGAGAAAGCTGCCGATACGGTGGGCGCGGCGTTGGCGACGGTAGGATGCGCGAAGGCCGTCAGCGGTATCTCCGCCATTGTGCTGCCGCCGTGCCCATCCGCCACGGATGCGGTGCCGATAAGGTGGACGTTCCGCACCGATGGCTTGGTGATGTGACCGCCGTTGTCCGGTGTCGAGGCGAGCAAAAACATGGTGTCGATCAGCTTGACGGCCACTGACCCTATGCCGGTGTAAATCGAGTCCCCATCGGGGTCATCGAAGAAATCAGTGGAAAACTCGTACCTGTCCCCGCTGACAATGACGATGGGCGACGGCGTCGATGCCTGTTCTGGAGGCCGGTTGGCTGGTGTTCCGTTGTAGGGATTGGCCGACAGTCGGCGCAGGTTCAGCCGCCCTTGCGTGGTTGAGTTTTGCATCTTGCCGTCCGGGTCATCCAATATGTCGAGCGAGTCGGGATGCAATAACACGTCGCGCACCTGCTTGGGTGTCAGGTCTGGCCGTTGCGCGAGCAACAGCGCGGCGGCACCGGCCACGTGCGGACAAGCCATCGAGGTTCCGCTTTTGCTTTCGTACCCGTCGCCGGGCACGGTGGATACGATGCTGGAGCCGGGTGCGGCAAGGTCGGTTGAAGCCACTCCGTAGTTGGAGAACCCACTGGCCGACTCAACCGACCCGCCCCACTCCGTTGCCTGCACGGTCACAATCCCCTCGTCGGCATACGCCCCCGGATAATGCGGCTTGCTGTCGTTGTTGGCATTGGCGTTCCCGGCGGCGACGACATGAATGATGCCAGCCGATGTTGCGGCAGCGAAAGCGTCCCGCAACGCTTGCAAGTATCCGCCGCCGCCCCATGAATTACTTGTGACCCTGATGTTGTGCCCGGCTTGTTTGAGGGCAATCAGTTTGTCCAACAGCAAGGCCGCATCCGATGACGCGCCGCTCCCGCCTGCGCCCAAAAACTTACAGGCAATCATTTTCACCCGCCAATTCACGCCGACGACGCCCACCGCGTTGTTGCCGACTGCCCCGATGGTGCCAGCGCAATGCGTCCCGTGGCTGTTGTCGTCCATGCCTCCCACGGTCAACACCCCGCCCATCGCCGTGTAACCGTGCTCGCCGTCTGGCCCGGTCCAGATATTCGCCGCGAGGTCGGGATGGTTCCAGTCGATGCCGGTGTCGATGACGGCCACAATAATGTCGTGTGACCCCGTGGACTGGTCCCAAGCCGATGCCGCCTCGATGCGGGACATTCCCCACAACTGGCTCAACATCGGGTCATTGGGCGTCGCCGCGATGGACACCTGTTGGTCGCGCTCGACAATCTCGCCGCCCTCGATGTCTCCCTCCGCGTCCGCCTCGACGATCATCCAATGTTTGACGTGCTTCAACTTCTGGACGACGCGGCACTTACCCCGCAGGTCGCCCTTGGATTTCACCAGAAACAAATCAGCGTTGGCCGTTGACCCGAACATCAACGCCGCCACACAGAACAATGTCGTCAGTCGTTTCACGTCCCACCCCCTGTATTTGATGTTTCTATGCGTTACCTCATGGCGTGTAGGGCAAATCCGCCTGTCGCGCCAGTTCAGCCATCGCTCCAATGAACACCTGTCCAAACGTAGAGTCCGTCCCAGCGAGCGCGAAACAGTTGGCAACGCGATGAACCGAATGATCGGCGAATATCACGGTCGCAACTACTGCCTGTTGCGGGTTGGGTGCTGATACGGTGATAACCGCTGGGTCGTCCTGTCGGTTCGCCTGTCGTTTGACCTCCGACACCAGCGCGGTCAGCATCGCATCAAATGGCGCGTCATCGGCGCGTTTGGCGGTGATATTGCTTGACCCGACGCTCTTGCCGCCGGTGGCGAGCAGGTAGGTGCCGTCATACGGCAGAAACCGAGCGGAATACACTCCCGGCCTGCCGTTGGCGGGCATCACGATTTGCAATGACGTAATCCACATGCCGCCGAACGTGGACGGTGTGATAGGTGTGGGATTGAGTATCATTTGATGTTCCTTGGGTTACATAAGTCCAGTGCCGAGCACGTCCTCTTTTATGTTGACGGTGCCGACTTCGAGCCGTTTCGTGTCAATCGCATCCGAGTTTTTGATTGGATTGCCGCTTGTCAAAATGTTGCCGTCAAGATAGATGGATTTGGCTGTCAGACTTGAGTCGCCGTAAGATAAGTAGTTTAGTTCGAGCGGTGCTTCTAGTATGATGGTGATCTTGCCGCCGACAGTAACGGTTGAAGAACCGCAGAAGCCTGACGACGCCTCAAAATGCACGGTCAAGTCTCCGCCCACATCCACAATGCTATCTGAAATACAGGAAGATAGTTGGTAACAAAAAGCATCGACATTACCGCCAACGGTAAGCGTCCCATTTATGCACAAGCCGGTAGATGCCACGCTTGTCGAAGTATAATCACCGCCGATTACCGCCGTCGCACCATCGAAGTTTCCGTACCCACCAATGCGAACAGAGCCGGTTACAGTAATGGTGCCGCCGTTCCCAAATGGGAAATACACGTTCGCCTGTGTTGAATCTATACTGTCAGCGGTCAGCGTGGCATTATTGAACACCACGATGCCGCGACAAACGATGTTTCCGCACGTCAGGTTGGCTGTGGCATAGGTTGAGTCAACAGTTATGTAATCCATCACCATGTCATTCACGCCAGAAATGACGTGGTACACGTTGATGGTGTCGTTGGCTTGGCGGATGCCGCCGTCCACAACAGCGGATGCAATCGCCTCCGACACCACGATGTCGGTGTGATCGGTGTCGAACGTAGCCGAGACAACCGTGTAACATCGGTCGTTGCCCGTCGAGCCGACTACGCCAATGTACCCGGCGATGTCATCGTGATCGCCAGCAACGGTGAACGTCTTGGTGCCGGTGTTGACGCCGGTGATGGCAAACTCGGTCTGGTCAACCAAATACGTCTGATACATTGAGCCGTTGATTGCGCTGCTGGGGATTGATTCCGCAACCTCAATGATGGTGTGTCCATCGTCATACACCACCGACACAATCGTATAGACTCCATCGTTTCCTGTTGAGCCGGTAACGGCGAGTTTATTCCCGGCTCCAAAATAAAATGAGGAATTGCCTTCACATAAAAAGGTTTTGTTTATTTGGTTCAAGTCAGAGATGGCTACATAATCAAATGGGGTTATATCGGACAGCACACCCAACTCAAACCCGTTCGTGGAGTTTTTTGCGGTGTAAAGCCACAACATATCAGTATCCTCCCACCAGCGACACCAACCACCACGCCGAGCCGTTGTACCGAAGCATCAACGCATAAGTTAGTCCGCTGGTCAGTGTCTTGGGAAACGATACCGCCGAGTCGGACGGCAGCACGATGGCCGGGTCAACATCCAGCGAGCGGTTCGCGCCCGATGCCGTCAACCACAGTTCGAGCCGTGCGCCCTCAACCGGGTTGGTCGGTTCGTCGATGGTCATTGCGCCCGTCAACGCGGCCTTCTGTAATTTGCCGTTGGCGTAGTTGAACGCCGTCAACCCGCTGACGTTGCCAGCGTTGTACGGGGTCAACGACGCGGCGAACACCGGGTCTGATTCCGTCTCGATGTAGGAGCCAAGATCAGACACCTGACTCTCGGTGATACTGATGCCGGTTGACTTGTCCCAAGCGGTGAACACCGGGTCCGATTCCGGTCCGCCGCCGCCGCCGCTTGGGGGATTGTAATATCCGCTCATTGATTACCTCCAGTATTCAATGTACCTGATTGCGCCAGTCGAACCGTTGCTGGAACGGAAATGCCATTCGCCGTTGTCGAGGAACGAATCAAGAATGACTCCCGCCCCTGCCGTGATGGGAAGCCCATCACCGCCAGCCACACTGGCGGATGTTGGACCACGGTAGATGGTTTGAGCGCCCGTGTTGAAAATCTCAATGGCAACCCGAAGGCCGGTTGTGCGTGCGGGGATGCCCACGGTAGATGACCCGCTGACGTTGGTAACGACCGTCGCGGAACCGTATGTGCGATTTCGAGCGTATTGCATTGGTCATACCTCCTTCTTCTTCGTTGACCGTTGACGCAACCTGACAGCGTCCAAGTTGTTTGTCAAGTTTTCGATCTCAAGAAAATGCGTCCCGCCTTCGCTGGACACGGACACCTTCGCCTTGTCGGAGAACTGTCGGAGAACGCCGATGAGTTCTCCGACAGTCTCGACTGTGATGGACGCTTTCATCGCGTCCACCCCCGCCCGGCACGGCGGCTGGGGTGTTTGCAACCCCACTTCGGAAGATTTTCCTCGTAGGCCGTCAGGTTCCGCACAAACCAACCCTCATGCGCCGCGCTCACCCGGCACCCGCACATGCCGCAGAAGGGCACCCCACTGCGCGGGTCAACCTTGAGCATGTCGCATTTGAGACACGTTTGTTCGCGCTCCACCTTGATTTCATCGGCTACCTTGGGCGCGGTCAGCATGGCTTCTAGAAACGACGCCACTTGAGCCGCAGTCACGGCGGGCGGCGGCATCAGTAGAGGTACGCCGTTCGGTGGTACACCAAGCTCTTGCGCCAGTCGTATCAGTTCGTTGCGTGACGACACGGCTGCCTGCATGGATGTCGTCACCAGTTTCACCGCTTCGTCCAGTCGTCCTTTGTCCGTATGATTGAGACTCCCGACGATGTCGATGACCGATTGGGTCGTCTCCGCCAACGGCCCCGGACGTTGTTGCTTTGGCACCGCCGGTGTCGGCGGGTCATTCACAACCGACGCTTCCTCTAGGTCTTTGATGCGTTGGCGGATTCGTTCCACCACCAACGCACGTTTGCTTTCATCTTCGATTTCAACAAGGTGCTGCCGCGCTTGCGCCAGCATTTTGTCCCGCACACTTTCAGGCAGTTGCATTTTTGCGCTCATAATTTTCTCCGTTCAACAGGTGCCGCAAGGTTCGATGGTCAGTTTCATCACCGCCCAATCGGGAGACGGGACGGCATTGGGGAAACTGCCATAACACGGGTCCGAGCACTCGAACCCGATGGATGGCAAACAAAACGAGGTGTTGCATGAAGTCCACGGGTTGTAAAGCAATGATTGCTCGCAGTATCCCATGTAAGGGGTGCCATTTTTGGTGCATAGCGAATACGAGTCGGCGCAAGTATGACAACAGCCGTCAGGATGGTCTTGCCCGTAACACGTCAAACCCCAAATCACGCCAAGATCGTCGATCAACGCGGCACGCGAGTTCCAAACCGCGCTTGGCGATCCGGGCGGCACGACATTCATGTTGTTGCCGAACAGAAACCAATGCAGGTACACGTTGACGCCCACGTTGTAATCGAGGCACGGCCCAAATATGTTCGTGGTCAAACAGTCTCCCAATTCGTTCGCAACGCCCAGCACCACCGTGGCCACCGGCACGTCGCTCTTGTAATGGCAGACGCCGCCATAACTGTATGCTTGGAACTGGTCATCGCATTCGCTCGCGTCGCTCAAGTATTGGTTGCAGATGTTGAGGTCGCCGTAAGACGGGTCTCCGCTGGCAAACACATCGTAAGTCTGGAAACACAACGACACCTCATCTTCTTCGGCCACTAACCATGTCCATTCCTTGATGGATAAGTTGTATTCGTTGCACGATGAACAATTTACCATGCAAGGTTGCTCTCCGTAGATCATCATTTGTTCCGAGTACAACCTGACCGGGAACCGCGAGCAATCGTTGGGGATGGGGTCGCAACAGTAATTTACGCAGTGGCCGATAAAGTCGAACGTCGCCTTGAAGCTCGACGGCTCGGCAATTCCTTGCCCAACGCACAACGGACACTGATACGGGCCTCCGCCGTAAGCGCACGGAATTGTGGGCAACCCCGTGCAAGCGTCGGGATAAATCCAGACATCGTATGGCGGCGTTCCCATTAGCCACACCGCCGCATCATCGAAGTCGAACGACACTCCACAGCCGGTTGGCCCGAAACAGTTGTACCCAGACAATGAACTACCGAAAAAATACTTGTCAATCGTGAGAAACCAAGCCCATCCACTGTAATACTCTAGTGTGTAGGTGAATCCTCCCCATGTTGCGCGGTAGCGCAACATCATCCCGTCGCAATAGTCCAACGGCAACACATAAGTCCCGTCCATGCAGGCCGAATATCCCGATACGACCACCGTGTACTCTGACGGCGCGGCATCGCCGCCGCATGGACTGCCGCTACATAACGTGCTGCCGCTTGGTGTGGCGGTCGCATACATGAAAGGGACAGCAACACCGCAACCGAGGGGGTCGAAATTGGAGTCGTAGTACGTGCTGAAACAACTGGGGTCGATTTCCAAATGCCACTCATTGCACGTGTTGATGCCGTAATTGCATAAACCGGGTCCCTTGCTCACCGTGATTCCATTCGGGCCTCTCCATCTCACACCGTAACCATCGCACACGCTGAACGTCAATTCGTATGTCCCGGCTAAGTCGCCTCCGGTCACGACGACCTCCATGCCTGCCGGTGTGCAATCCATGCAGAAGGCGCATGGCTCGCTGATAAGGTCGATGCGCTCGCAACAGTTGTCGGGAGGCGGAATGTCGCAATCGAGTCCGCCGCCGCAACAACAATCCGAATCAGCCTCTCTGGATACCTGTCCGTTCTTGATGACGATTTGGTTCGACTGCAACGATAGCTTGTCGTCAGGCACAGGCGTATTCCTCCGGCAATTCGTTGTAGAGAACCTTCCACTGGTCGTCGCTCAAGCTGACCAATAGAACAACGGTGCCATTTTCAATGGGCTGGTACTTGATGTTGTCCGATCTATGGAGAAAAACGTCCAGCGAATTGATTGGCGTGCCGTCATCGAGCAAAACATCGTACAACCATGTGGACGGCGGACCGGAGCTTCCAGAAGAAGCCGTTACCGTTGCCTGTATCATCGACACATAACTGACGGTTGTTTCAGTGTTTCCACCGTTAGACCTCGGCGCAAGCGGTTCGTAGGTGTAAATGCGCGGCTTGGTTCTGGCCTCGATGCGGCGTATATCGCCGACCAGTTCGGCTATTCGTTTGAGTATGGCATCGCCGTTCATGACGGGTATCGGAACCTCCGTGTGTCCACAAACCGTTGGGCGAGTTCCAATGCGTCCGCGCCAATGTGATTGGTCGCCACAAACCCAAGCTCTTGCGTCCGACCGTCAAAGCTGATGCCGACAACAAACTCGTTGCCGGTCAGCCCCCAATCCGCATCGGATGACTCGATTTTGTCCCCCACATCGAATGATCGCAGGCTGGGGAACGCTCCCTCCACGTTCACGTTCGGTTCGCCAAGTTCATTCTCGATGCTGTTGGCCAATTCCTCAAGGGGACTCACGCCGTCCACAACCACCCCGGCATACAAGATCACAGTCGGTCGAAACGATGGGCCATCGTCATCAAGGGTGCCGTAAAAATCCTTGATGTAAGTCCGTTCCCAATCAATTCCTTCGACGCCCAACTCGTTCAGGTCGATGGCTTCATTGTAATGGTATTCCTGATAGTTGGCACCGGCGTCGGCAATCCATGACAAACAAACCGGCACCGGTATCTCCACGTCCTCGCGGGTCTTGTGAACAAAATCGTTTCGCAACACCGCCACGCGCCTGTACGATGACGGGAGCGTGCCCCTTGCGGTCGTGGCTGTTGCATACTTTCGGATTTCGGTTTCAATCACCATTGTGGTTTTGGGCGGATGTCCCTTCGATATTCCAGCTTGGTTAAACTTCTCCGGTTCGACGCTTTCCACAATCTCCCCACGGTCAGCATCGAGCGCCGCCCCGATGGTAAAATGCTGGGCGATCATTTCCATGACCGACAACCCGCCCAACCCACATTCGTTTTCCGGGTCAAGATATTGGCCTTCCTTGTCGCGTTTGGTCAACAGTTCCCCAGCAATGGGCTTGGCCTCGTCCTTTCGCCGGATGTTCTTTCCGCAGTCGTGGTTCTCGTAGATGTCTTTGCGTAGGGCGTGTCGGTACACCGGTTGTTTGGCGTAATTGTACCAAGAAATTGCAAAGCCGCTTCCACCCGATGCCGGGGTCGCTTCTGGATTGGGCTGGACCTGTACGCCGCTCACGGCTTCATACCATTCGGTGTTGTCCACCATGATTTCACGTTGCTGTTTGTTGCCCACGATGTCCACGTGGGTCACGGTGTTCTCGACGCTGCGGTTCACATCGAAGTAACTGGGTTGGTCAAGGGTGTAATCCGTAGCATTGATGACCGTGGAGGACGGCGGCAAGGTCAGGGTGCGGGTGGAACGCGGCGAACCGCGATAAAAAACGTGGGCGACACTGGCCCCGTCCACGTACAACCCCGCTCGCGTCTTGGCAAACAGCGCGTCGATGGCGTTGGGCACGGGCATCCCGAACAGGTTGATCTCGCCCAGCTTCGCTTCAAACCCGGCGGCTGACGGTATGGTTGGCACGGTGATGTCGTCCACGTACTCCTGCCACAGCCATTCGATTGCCGTCTTGACCGTCCAGTATTCGCCTTCGATGGCGTCACAATCCGGTTCCTCGCCGGTATCGGCCTTGTTGTAAATGAAGTCCAAAACACCCACTTGCTTGTTGGGTTTGTTGTACTTGTTGAACACGATGTCCGCGCCCAGCACCTTGATACCGTTCCCGTCCAAGTGCCGTTGACCCACCCAAGTCTTTGAAAGCATGGCGCGTTTGTCTTTTATGGTCAACACGCAGGAAAGAGATTTTCGACCGGCAGTGTTGCGGATTGACCAGACATGACCGGTGATGTAGGCCGTCCCATTCAGTTTGACCACCGCTTCCTTTTCCTCGTAATCGGATACGTCGATGTCACGCGGGTCTTGGGTGTGAAGCAAAACACGCGCCACCGATGGTTCGCCCGCACGCAGGGTGCTTTCCATCGAGAGAAGAATGGCATCAACCGGCGTGCCGTCGATCTCGACGGTGACTGTTGTTGGTGAAAATGCGGCAGGCATTTCAAGACCCCGTACCTTGTTGTCTCCATGTGATTCGGTAGAAGATGCGGTTGGCCACGCGCCCCACGTCCGACCATATTTCCGCATTGACCTTCCAACAGTTTCCAAACGATCCGAGCAGGACAGCGTTGACCGAGGTCGTCACGGTGGGGTCGCCCTTGTTGGCGCGGATGGTTGATACCATGTCTGTCGTCGCAACGCCCTCTTGGATGATGTCCGGCAGTGTCAGGTTGTAGAGTTTGTTCACAGAACCGGTGACACCGGGGATGTCGTGGGAAATCACGTTCCCATCGGAATCCTGCAAACGATAATGAGCAGTCAAGATTGGCATGGTCAACCCATCCCATAGTTGGTTTCGTAATTGTATCCGATCATTTCGTCACCAGCGCCGATTGGTGGGATAACGCCGCCGCCTACTCCTCCACCACCACCTGCACCAGCGCCCCCACCCCCACCACCGCCGCCCCTGTTTTGGAGTGCGCCAGCAGCGGCAATCAACGCTTGTGCCGCCGCATCCAATTTTCCTGCGGAGCCGTCCAACAAACCGCTGGACGCAATCAAAGATGTTCCTGCGTCCCACAACTCGTCGCTTGTATCGGACAGGTCACTCGCCGATTTGGAAAGTTTTTTGTCAACATCGTTTTGGGTGATGAGAACTTCGGGGTTCTCTGCGGGATCAACGGATGCCAAATCGTCCGGCTTGCTTGGTTTTCTGGATTGTTCGTCGCGTTCTTTTTGTTTCCGTACAAGTTCATTGTACAGCAATTCTCGTTGAAGCGCACTCGGACCCTGCTTGTCGTAAATCCCGCGATCTCCAGTTGACTTATCGGAAAACCCCAACCGACCAGACGAAACCAATTTGGCCTCATGTTCCTCGCTGGCCTTCTCGACGGCTTTCCTGTCATCACCGCGTTTGAAATCGCGTATATCCTGCCGAGCCTGACGGCGTTGGCGCGACCGGTCCCGCGAATCCTCCCTGCCGCTTTCGAGAAATTGTTTGTCTTTTAATGCCTCGACACGCTCCTTCTCCACATCCAACTTGTCAGCTTCTTCCCCTATACGGACATTCAAATCATCGCGTCTTTCGCCCAAGTTGCGTACCGCGTCTAAATTGCCAGCCTTTCGTTCCCTTTCGATTTGCTTTTCGACATCATCACGTTCTTTGACGAATGAATTGAAAACCGTCTTTTGCAACTGAAGTCTTTCGTTGGCCGCGAACGACAAACGGCCACGGGTTTGCTCATTGGTCAGACCAATTCCACTGGTTGCCCTGATTTGGGATACTTCGACATTGCTCTGTAATTGGGAAACATCTGTCCTGCGTTTCCGTTCTGTATTGCGCTGTTCATCCTGAATCCTGATGGCCGCCTGACGCTCGTTCTCCTGACGACGAAGCAGTTGCTTGCGTTTTTCAATGAGGGTTTCCTCGGATTTATATTGATTCTCGGCCAGTTGATTGAGGGCCTGTTTTTCTTGGTCTCCAATGTTGTTGTTCAGATTGTTTTCGGCTTTTTTGATGTTCGTTCGCTGACGCAACAATTTCAAACTTTCGTCGAGCAATCCGATTTGGATTTCTAGTTGTCGGTTGTCATCACTGAAATCGAGGTCGATGGCCGATTCGGTTGCCTGCAACCGGATTTGCTCCGATTTCAGCGGGGTGGTTTGAGTCAAGAAATCGCTTTCGGCATAGCCGGTCAACCCACGGAGTCTGCTGAAATCCTCTTGGCGCTGACGAATCTCCTTGTTGTTATCTTTCAGGTCTTTAACGTACTTGGCATTGGAATCGGACAGAGATTTTAACTGTTTCTCGCCCTGTTCAACGTCTCTTTCGTTGGATTCCTTGTTGAGTTTCAACTGCCGTTTGCGCTCGAAGAAATCTTTGTTTTGCGCCTCAAACTCTACTTCGTCAATTTCGGTTTTTGGATTTTTGTATAAACGCACCTTGGCTTCCGCCACGGCCACCGCGCTGTCCGCCTCCGCAATCTGCTCCGGTGTAACGGCAGCCGCCCTTTCATCTTGTCGTTTCTTCAATTCGCGTTCGGCAAGCCTGATTCTTTCCTGCGGATATGCCTCCCTGCGTTGCTGCAAAACATCTTCCACGTTTTCAAGCTCTCTGTCGATTCCGGCACCATTCTGGCGCAAGAAATCCAATCCCTGTTTGAACCGGTCAATTTCCTGTTGGCTCTGCTTATCAATGAGTCTCTCTTGGGCCTCGGTGACGCCCTTGAAACTGGTCGCGGTCGCCGCCTCTGCTTGAATGTCTCCGATGTCGGCTGCCTGCTGGCGCTGCAATAATGATGCGTCAAACCCCTGTTGTTCTTGTCGCAACCTTGCGCTGTCATCATAAATCTTCAAGATTCTGCGGTTGCTAAAAGTTCGCGCATTGCCCAATTTGAACTCGGCATTAACATCTTCAATCGTATCTTGAAGCGACAACAGGTTTTGTTTCGCCAGTGCCTCTTGTTCTTTTAACAGTTCTATCAACCTGTCTTTTGATGATTGCAGCAAGGCTTTATCAATGCCCTCGGATGCCAAGGCGGTTCCACCCGGAAAAAAGCTGGCGGTCCCGATTGAGCCAGCAACGGCTCCTTGTATCACATTGCGTGTTGCCCTACTCAACGCATCCGGCAACGACAACTGCGTAATAGGCTTGCCTGCATTGTCGATTTCGGCTTTCAGTTCCGCTATCTGATCGCTCAATGCCTTGGATGGCACCGAGGTTCTTGTAAAGAACGCCGATAATTCAGCCACGGATGACTCCAGTGGCGTGAATTGCGGTGCTTCTCGCGTGCCCAGTCCGACGCGGAACGCAGCCCTCGACGCCAACCTCTGCTGTTCTATCGGCGTCAGCCCCTCGATCTTCGGCACAGACGACTGTATCTGATTGGCCGCCTCTTGCAGCGACGTGCCGAGTTCGTTGGCCAGATTGACGGATGCACGCAACGCCGTATTGAAACTGGCGGTGTCAGTGACCATGTTCTTGAGGATTTCACGCGAGCCAGCGAGCGCGTCATCCGGCTTGATTCCAAATGAGCGAAACAGGCTGGACTGACCCCTGAAAATGTTCGCAGCGGTCGATCCTTGCAGGCCAAGTTTGTTGGCCTCGAAATCAATCAAGCCGCTGCCCCTGTTAATGATTCCATTTTCCGCCCTTTTCTCGGATGCAATAACCCCGGCTTGAAGCGCACCCAATATCCCAAACGTGGCCCCTGTCCCACCAAGCGCACCACCGAACAACTTCATCATTAGATCGGGCGCAGCCGTTGCCCCAAGGCCAATGATCGACGACAACGGACCAAACAACGGAAGTTTTTCTCCCGACAGGTTGTTGGCAATCTGGTTGAACCCTCCAGACACGCCGAACAAAAGCCCAAACCTCTGACCCATGAGCAACTGGCGGTCGAAGTTTTGACGGGCGGATGCCTCGCGCCGTGCTTCGCGTAGTCTCGCTTCCGACCTGCGCGTATTTTCATCACCAAGTATCTCGGCTTTGGTTGGCTCCCTCGCGCCAAATCCTTGCCTTCCCTCTGCAACGTCCGTGTAAAACTGCGTCTTGCGCTCACGCACCCTTTCTCTCGCATCTTTTTCAATTTCCTGCTTGCGCCGTCGATGGAACCGTCGCAGTCCTTCCAGTTGTTTTTGGTACAAATCCTCGTCGGACGACAGGATGGCGTTACGCGCCGAATCGGATATTGGACGCTCGCCAACAACCTTGCGTTGTTCGTCAATACGGTTGAGAGCCGCTTCGCGCCTGCCATACGGCGTGCGCTTGAGCGTTCGTGCCAACCCCGCTTCTTCGTCCCGGAGTTCCTCGAATGATGCCGCAAGCCTCTGTTCGGGATTGAACTCGAATTGTTTCCCCTTGAGTTGGGCAACCTGCTGACCCAGCTTGCGGATAGTGGCAATCAACGGGGCGCGATTTCGCAGGATGCCAACTTGTTCCGGGTCCAACTGTTCGCCCTCGGCCAGCGACGGCTGTCCAATAGACGTGCGGAGTTTGTTGATCTGGTCGCGCAAGATTTTCGACTTTGGTTTGTCGTTCTCGATTTTCGCCAGTTGTTCCGCCGCTGTTGGCTGTGCGGTTGCCGTGTTCGCCCGCTTTTCCTGTATGTAGCGGCGCTCCGCTTCACTGAACAACTCCGGCACGCCGGGCGTCACTCCCTTGATTTTGCCGCCTCCCTCGCGCAACTGGTTGAGATACCCCGAAACGAGTTGTTCCTCGTTGTCGGTGAACTTGCGGACCGGCGGAGCAGCGGGAGTCGGCGTTCGCGCCTTGGCTTCTTCTTGATTCTTGATTTGCTCGGCCTGCGCCCGTTCTTCCGCTTCCTTGCGCTGGCGAGCAACACCTTCTTGAATCTGATCGAGTTTGGTTTTCTGTTTTTCCGGTTGTGGCACCGGAACGGTTTTGGGCGGTATTCGACCGGTGTTTTCCGCCTCGATCATTTGGGCAAGCTCGTCCGGTTTGCGTTCCAATCCGAGCAACTTACGCAATTCTTCGGGCGTCTTTTGGGATGCCGACGCCGGAACCGGTGGCAGTTTGGCTGGTTCCTGCAACCCAAGAAGTTGTCGCTGTTTTTTGCCCTTTTCCGAGATTGGCTTGCCTTGTTCCGAGATTGGCTTGCGCTGTTCCGGTTCTGGTTCTGGCTCCGGTGCCGCCGGTGGTGCCTTGGGTGGTTTCTTGGGCGGCACGACCGGTGGTTTCGCGGCCTTTTTAGGCTTTCTTTTTTTCTGTTCTTCGTCGAACTCTTTTTTGTCGCGCTCGCCGAACACGTCCGTGGTGGGTTGGGCCTGTGTTGGAACCTCCAACTGGACAGGCTCGACTCCCACTTGCGGTTCTTCAACGGTCGTCGTCTGTTGCGATTTGAGATATGCCCTTAATTGACGCGCCTCAACCAGCCTGCGTGCATTTTGTTTTTTGATGTAAGCCTTGTTCTTTCCCTTACTCGGTCTCAATGGTTCCTCAAGGCGTTCGGCTGCTTTTTCCACATCCACGTTATTTTGGGAAAGATACGATGCGGTCGCCTCGCCGCGAGCAGCGCGATATACTTCCTTGCGTGCTTCTCTGGCTTTCTTGACCTCCTCGGCCATGCGACTCTCCTGTTCCGCTCGCAGTCGCGCCGCTTCTTGTTTTTTGGATGCCCTTTCCGTTTCGTCGTCAAGCCGCCGCTGTTGTTGTTCCTTAATTCCAGCGGTTCGTTGTTGCTCGGCTCGGATTTCGTTTTTTTCTTTCGTGCCGGACGCCCGTTTCATCGCCTCGTCCTGACGCCGGGCCACTTCCGCGAGAGATTCAAGATTGCGCTTCGCTTGGCTTGCGCCGCTTGGCAACTCTGTAACTTGTGAGGGTTGTTCATTAACAATAGAAAGCGGAGCCTGGGGCTTCAAACCGGCGACGGACGATTTGATTTGAGACAATTTTTGATATTCCTCAATCGCCCTGATTTCACGCTGGTCGCGTTCGTAATGCTCCAATGAATATGACCGTTTTGGGTCTAGGAAATTAGGCGCTTTCGTTGAGCGCAACCCTTGCAGATGCGTCCCGACATCGCGCCCTGCGCCCTCAAGTCTCTTAACGATTTCCCGTCCCTCGGAAATCAATCTTTCTTGTTCCGTTACAGGGCCGCCAACTTCTTCCAATTCTTTTTTGTGTAAGTCACGCAGTTGGATTGCCGTACTTAATGCCTTTTTGGGCATCCGAAGTTGGTATCCATGCCGTCCTTTTTGTTTTAATTCCTCAATGCGACGCCGTTTTTCAGCAACCTTGGCCTCGGCTTCAAGAAGCTGTCTCTGTTTGAAATCAACATCCCGTATGTCTCGCGTCTGAATATCAGCCTGCTGCAATTTTTCAAAGTGCAACTGTTTTTGTTGCGGCTGAATTGCCGCAGGCGTTAATTCAGGCTGGCGAGTAGGCGGCGATGGTGGTTTTACAGGCTCAAGTTGGCCTGAATGAAGTTTTGTTTGTTGTCCGGGCTTCCAATCGCTTTTGGATGGTGCTTTCGTAATTTCGATGTTGGCGTTCCCTTGTTCATCGACCTCCAAGACTCTTGCTTGATGGCTCCCGCTTCGTCCAAAATCCTTGCTGCGTATTTTGACTATGGAATCAGCAGTTAATGGGTCGCCCCCTCCCCACGGCGCTCTCAACGATCTTGATTCGTCTTGATGAACGGGCTTCTTTTGCGGCTCCGGCTTTGGCGGAAGGCGCGTGGATTCCTGCTGTAAAACCCGACTCTCAACGCCCGTCTGTTGCGATTTGAGAAAGGCCCTCAAGTGACGCGCCTCAACCAGCCTGCGTGCATTTTGTCTGTTATTGTGATCTTCGCGTTCTCCCTCCAGAAGTTTAAGTGGTTTCTCAAGGCGTTCGGCTTCTTCCAATATGTCGATTCCTCCCCCGGAAAGGTGCCATGCAGCGTGCCTGCCGCGAGTAGCACGATATGCTTCCTTGCGTGCTTCTCTTGTTACCTTGATGTCCTCGGCACTTACTGATGCGGGGGCACGGCGTCGTTGGATTTCTTCGCGCTCGGCCTGCGCCAACGCGGTTGCGTCCACATGCGTCTGCTGCGCCACCGGCAAGTCGGCTTGCGCTCGTTGCAACCGTTGTTGCTGCTGGGCGAGGCTCTGTTTGTTCCCCTGCTGTTCGTACAGCTTGATGAGCCGATTGCTGTCCTCGATTTCGCGCTGGAGTTCCTGAACACGTTGTCCCGATTGGACGGCAGTTTGTTGTCGTGGTGTCTGCGTCAACGAATGTTGAATGGCCTGTTGCGCTTGTTGGACATCCCGCGCCGCTTGCGCCTTCTTGAGTCGGGCTTCGTCAAGCTGCCCCTTGACGACATCGGCCTTTTGGATGAACTGATTGACTTCTTCCGGCGGAGTGTGGGGCGCTTTTTGCGCCGCCTTGACGCTGCGATTGGCGCGTTTTTCAGCGCGTTCAAGGTTGGCAACTTCGGACACAGCGCGTTGCAGTCGTTCCTTGGCCTGATTCAGTTTGGTCTCGGCGTCACCAATCGACTTCAATACTTGGTCAACATCCCGGCTGATGGACTGCTTGATCGCGTTGACCCCGCCGCTTGTGCTGGTGCCGCCAAACAGGTTGACCGAAACCTGACGCGACTTGGCCGCACGGTCGATGGTTTGCTTGGCCTGCTCGATTTGTACGGTGACAGCCTGCGTGCCCTTTTCGATTTGCTGTCTGGTCTTGCCTTCGTCGATGGTCACGGTCGGAGTCATGTCCAACCGCGCCCCGGACGCGCCGGTGTTCCCCGCCGCCCCGCCTCCACCGCCCGCAACTTGGCTCGTCAACGCCCGAACGTCAGCCAGTTGTTTCTGGACGGTTTCCGTCAGCCGTGTTCCTACGGTGAAATTGACCTTGATGTTCAGTGATGGGCTAGGCATTGGCGCGTCCTCAAGGCTACAAGTTTTTCGATGTCACACATCAATCCTTCGTGTTGTTGCACCAGTCCATCAAACGTCTTAAAACAAAAGAGCGCGGCGTCAGCGATGCCGACCTCCTTGAGTCGGTCGCCGACGATTCCGCGCTCTGCAAGTTTGAACAGGATCAGCTTCCGCTCGGAGTCATGGCGGCATTTAGCTCCGATTTCAATTGCTCTTGCGAGAGCAGCGTACTCATGTCCACATTTTTCATCGCCCAGTACAGGACGCGAATCTCTGGTAGGCTGCATTGTCGGAGCATCCCTTCAATCTGTTCCTTGGTCTGCTTGTCGGACAGTTGCAAGATGGCCAATTCGCGGCGGAGCTTGTCCCGTTTGGCCGACAGCTTCGCCTTGACCGAGACCGCCTTTTCCACGTCATCCGGCTTGTAGGCAGGTGGAACCCACTCGGTCGGTTTGTTCTCGGCATCAGATTTCCAAAACCCGCGAATCAGTTTGTCTTGCGATTCAATCCAATCCCACAAGTCGTCCAACTCCGAGAGCTTGACGCGAACCTCGTCGTCGGATTCGTGCTGGCTGATGACGCGCACTTGCACTTCCGTGTTCCCGATTTTGACGGGAACATACCGATAATCACTGCCCATATCTTCCTCCATCAATTTGAATAACACCTGATTTCAACAAGACAGGCGGCGGTGTTTGCACTCATGTGAAGCGTTGCTCCACCAGTCAAGCGCAACAAGGCCGGTTCCCCTGCTTTCATTTGACCCAAATATGCGCCTGACGCATGGGAATACTCAACATAATTTGTCGAATCAAGGTTTTTCATGATGATGAACCCCGGAGTTGCGACATCGTCGAAACTCACGGTTTCGTCACTGGTGCCGATAGACAGCACCTTGATGGAAAACGCATCGCCAGCCACGTCAACCTGCTTGGAGATTGTACGTTGGGCGTCCTGCGCCCCGCCCTTTGAGAACGAGGCGCTGGCCGAGACTGTCAGTTCATTGGCCATGATTATGAGCCAGAAGCCGGAGTGTGCGCTCCGCCAACTCCAGACACCGTGAACAGTTCCACGTTGTCCCAGTCGGCTCCTCCCTTTTGCACCTGCCCGAACGAGCAATTCGAGACCTTGCGGTTCGAGTTGGCACCGATGGGCGCGATGATGCGGAAGTAGAAGTCGTCGTCGGTCTGGTTGGCCAACAGATCGGCTTGGTTGATGTCGCGGAACGTCACCACCACGTTGCACCGACGCAAGCCGGGCAGGTTGATGGTGTAATCCAAATCGTTGTCCGTTCCGTCCTGAAACTGGTTTTCAGTCGGATTCACGGCCACCGATTTGACCGAGGTCAATGGTGTCCCGGCGATTCCAAACTTCACGTTGTCCACATTGCGATATACATTTGCAGCAGGCATGTCATTCCTCCTTGTTTGTTTTTACACGGTCACTTCAATAGAAGTCCCCGTGTCGATTGTTTTACCGTCAAAAAACGAAAGTTCCTTCTCGACCCACGCTGGCAGACCGGCTTCGATCTTCCTGATGGCTTCGGGCGTGATGCCGATAAATGGTCGCTCCTGCTGTTGGTAGCGGTGCTTGCGCGTGGACGCAATACCAACCAGCGCCGAGGTTGTCATTGGCGTGTCCCCGGACTGTTTTAATTCCTGAATCATCAACCCGTACCGCAGGCGCGGCACTTCCGGCGACGATAGACCGAGTCGCTTTTTCTTCTCGATGGTGCTGTCTTTTAGCGGCTTCACCGGCAAGGTGAACAGTTCCGCCTCGGACGTGGCTTCCGATGATGGAAATTGTTGCTGCTTGGGGAAAATCATCGACGCCATTTCGTCGGCCACAACGCGGGTCGCGTTGGCCAGAATCTTCGGGCCTGCTTCCACGGCGAATAAAACGTCAGCCTCAAAAAGCGTCATGGCCGTTCCTCCGCGTAGAAACAACTGAATACAGCCATCACCGAACCAAACGGAATGGCCAGATTGGTTTCGGGCGATTGCGTTTTCAAGTATTTGATCGGCGAAACATCATCGTGCAGTTTTTGGTTTTCCAATGCCAACTTGGCCTTGATGGCTGTCTCGATGGTTTCGGAATCCTTGACCCGTAACGCCTCCATTGTGATGTCGCCGTTCGCCGGTGCTTGGTCGCCATGAATCAACACACCAAAAACGACCCCCGACAGCATGGCGTCGAAGTCCTGCGATGTCTGCCCTTCTTCCATCAGGATCACAAAGGCAGCCGGTCGCTCGATCATGTCCAATGCTTGCGGAAGCATCCGACCGCGACCGACAAAGTGAAAATACGGCGAACTGTCATCGTCGTTGACAGCTTGCAGTGTTTCCACCACGGCATCCAATAGTTCGTTGATAATCATGAGCCTGTCGCGTAGGTGCTGTTGTCTGCGCCCAGCGGGTCAACCGATATGGCAATCGGTTGGTTGCCGCCAGACGGCATTTGTTCCAGTTCTTCCTTGATGACCTTCAATCGACTGTCGATCTGCTCCAAGATTTGAGACCCGTAATGGCGGTCAGCCTCTTGTCCTGTGTCCACATAGCGGTACGCCTGTTTCGAGTTGGTCAGGTCCGCCTGAATCGAGCGGCGCTGTATTTCAAGCGCCGCTCGTTCCGATAGCAGTTCTGATTGGCGTTCCGCAATGGCACTCATCAGCTTGCGCCAGCCGTGTTCTTCTCGACGTATTTGTTGTCCAGAGCAACAATGAAGCTCCAGTATTCGCATTTCACCCCGGCCACTTGGTCGGTGATTGTCGCCTGCACTTCGGCTTGCGGAATCTGCACGACCTCAAACGGGATGAGTTGTTTTTCGATGTACTGTTTCTTCCAGCCGCGCTCGCTGCCCATGTACCATGTCGTTTCGCTGTACGAGTCGAGATACTTGCTGGACAAAACGATGGTGCCGTTCAGGCTGGAACGGAATCGTTGAATCTTCGCGCCGCTGTTCATGCGTTCCTCAATCTCGGTCAGGTTGACCAAGTGCGACGCCGTGAAGTTCAACGCCCACGGAACCACGATGATGAGCGGACGGGCGAGGTTGGCCGCCAAGAAGCGACCATTCTCATCGACTTGAGCGCCGAGTTCCAAGGCCGACGCTTCGAGGTTCGTCCAGTCTGCGAGCGGGTTGTTGTTGACCGTGTTGGCCGCCACGAAAATATCCGAGGCGACGCCGCTGGGGCGATAGCTCTGGACACCGCCAAACTCGAAGATGCCCTTGAGTCGGGTGACTTCGAGATCAATGGCTGCTTCCTCGCCAACCGAATTGGCGCGGCGCATCACTTGACCGGTGGCGTCCTGAATGATTTCCTCGCGGCTGACCGCCACGATGACCGCACGCTTGGCCGGGAACGTCGCCGGGTCGGTGACGTACTTCTCGGACATGGTCGCGTGGTTGGGCGTGCCCAATTCGGCGACGTTGCCCATCACGCCGGGAGCCGTCATGCCGCCGTAGGTCTCGGTCGGTTTTGCTGAACGGTACGGGCTGAACAACCGTGTGGAAATCATGCCCTCGCTGGTAATGTCGTAGGCTTCGATCATCACCCCCGACAGCAACGCGCCGTTGATGGTGGAGAAGGATGTGGTGTCCAGCGCGGCTTCCTTGACTTCGCGCTCCGAGCGGACCCGCCTGCCGGTGCAGACCTCGAACAAGTCTTTGAGGCTGTATCCGATGGCGTTTTCCATCACCATCTTGCGGAGTTGTCGGGTTTGCTGGTCGCGGAACCGGCTGTTTCCGATGCGCCCCAACGCGGACGCGGAAAACTTCTCCGACATCTGGATGTCGCGGGATGCGGCGGAACCAACGCCCGTGCTCATGCTTTCGATGACCGAGATCAGTCCGCGCTCGGTGACGCTCTCAATCGCGGATTCCATTGTGTCGAGCTTGACTCCAGTAGTGCGCCGTTGCTCGTCATTTTCATGCGTGCCACCGGCTCCCTCAACCACTGGTTTATGAGCAGCCAACCAATCTTTGTGCTCGTCAATGAACGACTCGATTTTCCCTTCCTCGCAGGTTTCCAAGACCGTCCGCAAGCTGGACGGAATATCATTCGCGTCGAGCTTCTTGGCGGCAATCTTTTCGGCCACAATGTTCTGCCGTTTCGCCTTGGCGGTCTGACTGGCCGATTCGGCGGCGGCTTTCAACTGTGGGTCGATCTGTGCAAGCAGTTGTTTGCCGTGTTCTTCCAACATGGCTTGGACTTCTTCTTTTGTCATGGCTGTTTCCTCCTTGGTTTCCTTGGTTAAATCAGGCGGGGTATTGTCCTCGTTTGCTGATTCAAAAACATTCGTCGTCGAACCGCTGGCCTCAACGAAATCTATTGATGGGTTTCGTTTGACCTTGGAGATGGAATCGAACACTTCGACTCCATTGGTGTTGTCGAAATAGGTGTGACACGCCGGAAGATAAACGGAAAACCCGAACTGGTCCGCCCCTTGTTCGATCAATTCAATGACTTCATCCTTCTTGGTTGGCCTCACGTGAAGGTCGCCGCGCACCATCGGCGAGCCATTTTCGTTGACCACGCGCAGGTTTTTGAACTTGCCGTAGGAATCGCGGGGGGAACGAAACTTGGATGCGCCGGTTGTGGGGTCAACATCTGGATGAAAAGGGAAACACATCGAGTTGTTGCACGACTCGGCTATTTGCTTGTGGAATCCCTCGGCGTAGTGCCTGCCCTGATCGGAAACGTAATAATTGCCCTTGCGCGGAGGCCCGAAAATGGCCACGTCATGAACCACGCCCTTCTCCCGGTCAACACGGAACGCCGACAGCCTCGCCTGCTCGATGACAAACGTGGTAGCCCCGTCCTTCTTGGTCGGTTGGCTGTCTTTCTTCTGTTCTCCCGCGCCGTCATGGGACGCTTCTTCTAGGACTGGATTGGTTGTTGTGCGAGCGTGTTTAGGCATGGCGACACTTCTGTTCACCAATCCCAATACCGGATTTCTTCAAGTTTTCACTTCACACGTACTTTGGCTGACTCGCGCATACGGAACAACCGAATCCAAACCGCGTTGGGCGTGATGCCAACAATGGCTGCTATCTCTTTGCCGCCAAGACGGTTGTGATAATGAAGTCGCAATATCCTCAAGTTGATTTCGTCGTTGCCAGCCGCCTCGAACATGGCATCAACAAACTCGGCAATTTGTTTTCTGGATGGCATGATGAAAACCTCACTGCTTTGGATTGGTTCTTGTTCGTGTTGTTGACGATACAGCGACCTCTGAAACTCGCTCGCCGCGCCTGCGTCGCTCACGACCGATGATGGACAACCGAGTGCGTGCTCATACACAACCCGCGACATTGACAACCTCCTTGTAGTGTTCGGATAACGCTCCATTGGCGAAGAATGGTGCCCCGCCGTTGCAAATGCGCTTGATCGGGAATCGCCCGTTGAGCGACGGCGAGCACGTAATTTTCATGTAGTCGTTCAGCTTCTCCGGGTCTTTGGATTCCAGCGCATCACGGTAGGCGCTCAACCCATCGTGAACGAAAGTGAACGGCGTTTCCATTGCGAACAGGGCCGGTATCAATTTGTTGATGCAAAATCCCAACCGACAGTCTGAACCCCGGTATTGCAGCATCTCCATATCGTGACCGCCAACAGCGCGAATCGCCGCCAATGGAGCGCACCACAGGGCACCCCAAGTCAGTCCGAGGCTCGGCGGCAAGATGCTCAAACCCGGTTTGCACCATTTCGTTCGCTGATCGCGGACGGTGGTTCCTTCGCTGACATACACGATTTCACCGTAGAGCAACAGATTGTCATGGTCGCAATGCCGCAGCCAGTCAAACCAGCCGTGGGCCATCACCCCGTCATCATCCATACTGATGAAATAATCGCCACGCGCTTCTTTGAACATGATATTTTGCGCGAGGGCGCTGGTCCGCCTCATCAGGTTGCGCTGGCACTGAAACACGCGCACCGGACACGGCGGGGTCCGGTCATGGACAAGATCGCACGCCGCGTCGAGCGTGTCATCGTCGCTGCCGTCATCGACAACGATGATCTCGCAGTCATCGAGGTTTTGGTTGATGATGCTTTTCCATAGGCAAGCATGACGCCACGCGGGGGCGCGATTGTAGGTTGAGATTCCGATGGTGTATTTCATGGTTTTTTGAAGGCGATTAAAGACCCCACGCGCCCTATCAGTTTCCACAGGTGACGGACGGCGGCTTCGTCGATGGCGGCTTTCATCTCTGGAAACTTCTTGTCGGGGTCGTCATAATCGTGGAAGGCAATGATGCCGCCCGGCTTCACCAATGGAAGCCACTCCTCCAATTCTTGATACAGGTGTTTGCGCTTGTGATCGGTGTCGATGAACAGGAATCCCACCTGCCATTCGTGAAACAGAAGCCATCTTGGGGCTTTGCGCGAGTCGCCCGTCCACAGGTACGGCATCGGTTCCAGCTTCAAGCGATACCAAGCCTCCGTCACCTTGTCCGGTGTTGTTCCGTGCATTTCGGCGTACTTCCACCAGTCGATGCAGAGCACGGGGTTCCCAAGTTCGTTGGCGGCGCTGGCAATCACAAACCCGCTGCGGCCACAGAACGTCCCAAGCTCCACGGCCCACGACATCGCATCCATCCCGCTTGCGAGTTGGTACAGATACGCCGTTTCTTCACTGCTGATCTGGCCGGTGGGGCGAACGTGGCCATCCGCCGTTTTCAGCCCGATTGTCTTTGCCGCCTTGAGAACGTGTTCTATTGACATTGGTGCATCCTCCACGGTGATAGAAGTTTGACGATTTTGGTGTGCAGGGCGTCGTCACCAAACCCAAACTTCTTGTAAAGTTCCTCCGAGACCGCCTGTTGTTGCAACCAGCGCGTCTTGCGGCTGATGGCCACGCACGGAATCGACTGCGTTTGGGTCAGCACGGCAAAGAACGGGTCAGCATAGTTGGGAACCGGAAAATCGCGCATCGAGCATTTGATGCGACCGGCGCGGACGGCAATGGAATTGGTGGCAAGCAAATGGCAACACACGTCCTGCGTCAGCGACTCTTGGAAATTGATCTTGCTTCTGTCTTTGTAATAGCTGGTCACCGGTTCCTTGATCCACACACCGTGCAGCCCGACCACCGGCCTGCCTTTGTAGTGATCAAGCCGCTCGTTCATCCGCTCGGCGTAATCGGGCGGGTAGATGATGTCGTCATCGCAGATGAAAATGGTGCCATGCACAATCTTGTCCAACCACCAGAACTTCCCGGCGTCGCCATGATTTTTCCCGTGAATGGCGTATGAAACTTTCGGGTGATGGAGAAAGTCGGGCACTTCCGTGTATTCGTTGAGATACACGCGCACTTCGTCCATCTGCGGCAAGAGGCTTTTTACGGTAACTTCAAGTTGATCTCGCCGCTTGGGGTAAGTGGCCAAGCAGGCTGTATTGGTCGTCATAAAATCTCCAAGTTTTCATCGGTGGGCGGTGGTCGTGCATCACACTTTTCGTCTCGTCCTCCTTCGTGAATGAGACAAGTGGATAATAGGCGGTCTTGCGCGAGCGGCGCATCCCCATTGCAATCGCCTTGGCTACGCCGCTCGAAGCGTTTGGATTTTCCTTCCACCATCGTTCGTCCGGCTGTGGAACGCCGTTTGGAAGGATATGAAAAATCGAGGCGTCTGTCATGAACACGCACTCGACCCATTTGCAGCACATAAACTCGATGTTCTTCCAGACGGTCAACAGCGGCCTGCCGGTGTCGTACACGTTCTCGCGTCGCTCGTGCCTGCCGTCCAGCCGCAGCATCATGATGCCACGCTGGCTGTCCTGAATGGCGTTCCAGTAATCCATCGTCACGCGAAAGAAATCTCGGCACAGGAAATTGTCGTCTTGAAGGAAATAATAGAAATCCGCCTGATGGGTTGCCAGCCGCTTGAGGGCGTCGTTGTACGTCTTGTAAAACCCGCGTTTGCCGCGACGTTTCGGGTAACGGACATACCAGACCGGTGCGCCTGCTGTTGCCGCGACCATCGGGGTTTCGTCCTCGCTGCAATCGTCAAATACATGAATGTCCATCGCGCACTCAACCGGCTTCATCTCGCACACTTGGGCGAGCAGCCTCTTGAGAAGCGCGGCGCGGTTGCAGGTGGTGATGACAACGGAAAGTTTCATTGGTAGCGAGGAATCAACATGCAAAGACAGTTGAGATGCGCCGGAAACGCAGCCAAGACCGGGTCGCCAACGGGATGAAATCCCGCAAGCAAATCGCACACGTCCTTTCGGGGATGACGCGGTGAAAGCACCCATTCATATCCCAGCAATTTGTCCGTGGCCTCGGCGTAGTCGCGCAACCCCTTGTGAAACGCGCCGTTGGCCTCCGTGTCGGCAATAATGGCGGTCTTGGCGTAGGCCGAACCGCGACGAGTCAACTGGCCGCTGAACGTCTCTCGACCGGTGATGATGGCCTGCAAGGTGCGTTTGTAGTCGCCGATGCCCTCCCCCATCGCCGAGCGCACCCGCACCAGCGAGCGAATGTTGAAGTCGAGGTCGGACCCGACCTTGGCCAACTGCTCCGACATGGGAATCCTGATTGCGCCACTCAACAAAAAATCATTCAACCCGGTACGAGCCAGCAACTCGCGCTGGGACAACAGCAAAACATACCCGGTGCCCAACACGATCTTCAACTGTTCCTCCGCCTCGTCTTGGCCGAGGGCGATGGCGCGTTCGATGTTCTCGGTGATGATTGCCTCCACCCTGTTCATCTGGACGGCAATCATGTTGGCGAGCGCCGGTTCAATGTCGTTGGCGTCCACCACGCCGCTGTTGTTGTCGTGCATCAACAGGAACCCAATCACCTGCGCCGTGAACTGGTCAAAACTTTTTTGCAGTTGCCTCTCCACCTCCACCGCGTCACGGAACATCTCAAGCCGTATCGGCGTGAGTTTCTTGCCGCGCAACAGGTTTTCCAGTTTGCCGAACTGCGATACTTCGGCGATTTCAGCGCAGCCGCATTGATTGTGGTGCTTGTGGTTTGCCGTTGGTTCCATTCTGGTTTCCGTTTCGATTCGCCGCTTTCATCATGGCCATCATTTCCTGCTGGGCACTTGCCTCGTCCTCCGCCTTGATCGTCTTTTCAACCTCGATTTGCTGGCGTTCCTCATCAGAGTTGTACCCCAGCCGAACCTGTGCCGTGCGATCACTGACCCAACCGCGCTCGGCGTGTATCACCAGAGATTCGGTTGTTTCCTTGACGTTCTGTGGCATCAAGGATGGATACAAGGCCAGAAACTTCGTGTTGCGCTTGACCAACTCCCGGCTGCGGCTGATGACGCCGTTATTCACCTTCACGGTTTCCTTGTAGCTCATGGGGTCGAGCCGACCGGACCGAATGGCCGATTCCACCACCCTTGTCCCCATGCGCTCGAACGTGCCCATGCCGAAAAATCTCTGGTATCCCTCGAAGGTGCGGATGCCGGGGTACGTTGTTTCCCTGATGCTGGCGTAATCGTTATTCGAGGCGTCCGTGGCCACGATGTATTCGGGAACACCCAGCGCCGTCCCGATGCACAACAGCACGCGCCGAATATCGGCGTCCCCGTCCTGCGCCTGCATGTTGGGCGTCTTGAACTCGCGCTTGCGACCGCCCCCCAAGACCTCGATGGAACCGATTTCGGGTGCCTTGATTTTGTCGCGGTCGGCCCCGGTGCCGCCCACTTTGTTCGCCTCAACCCACGCCTCCACCATGTCCGGTCCGCCCTCGACGTATTCCTCAATCGCGCACGAGCAACGTACCTGATGAAGTTTGCGCCGGGCTTGCAATATCATCTCCAACTCAATCAGGTATTTCATGGCCGCCATCAACAGCGGACGACCGCGTTTCATATCCGGTTGTCCCATCTTGGTGTGGATGACCTGATCTGCCGGTATCGGGGTCATTATGCCGTTGCGGTTGGCGTCATACCAGTAGCGCAACACGCGCATGGAGTCACCCGGAGCGGTTTCCACGCCGAATGATTGGATGGCTGGTGAGCGGTATCCGGGAGATCGGACATATAACGGTGACATCTTGCGATAGGCCAACTGGCCGTTGGACGGATAAACGTACTCGCGCTGGAAATCTTCCCCCATGATGAGCGATTGGCGCACGACATCGACGGCAAATATCTCGAACGGGTACGGGGCGCTGGCCTCCGGCCCGGCGACGTTCTCGGCGAACTTGTCCCACACCTCCTGTGTGCGCGGGTCGTGGTCGAGCGACTTGAGTTGGAACTCGTCGCCGACGATGAACCGCACAAACACGTCAATCCACCCGTGGGCCAGCGGGTGTTCGACATACAGTTTGTACATTCGTCGCTGCAATTCCTCCAACTGGCTCTCGTCGAGTCCGTCCGCACTGGTGTAATTGACAAGGTCGAACAACGTCGAGTTGTCATCATACTTTAACAGGCCGCCGGATTCGCCCACGACAACGCTGTGTTGTTTTGCAATGTTTGACTTGAGCTTCCTCATCGCCGCGTTGAGTTCGTATTTGGCGGTCGCGTTTTCGTACATCGCTTTGAACAATCGTAACATGATTTGCCTCCTTGACTGTATGTAAAGAAACCGAAATCACCAACAAAGTCAACGTGCAAGCATCAGTGCCGAGCGCACCATGACCCTTTCCTGCATCGGAACGAGGATGTTGAACGCCCCGCTGGATGCGTCCACGATGTCGTCCTTCATGCGTGGCTGGCCGAACAATGTCAACTCGTCGAGAAACTTGGCGTTCCAACCGGCGGCCTTGATGGTGACAAGCCCGTTTTGTGCGGCGCTGGCCAGCGGTCTTGCCCGGAGCAGTTTGTTGGTGTTGGGGTAGGAAAACGTGTACCAGTGGCCGGACAAGAGACGCTTCAACCGTTCTTTTTCACCCAGTCCCGCCGCGCCTGGCTGTTGTTCGATGCCGACGCAGACACGGGGTCCATCGGAAATGGCAGTCTGCTTGATGATGCGGTCAACCTCCGGCGGCGTGGAACGGAAATGAACCAGATCGAGTATTTCAATGGTGCCCTTGTGTGTCTTGCCCATCAGGACACCAGCGGTGAAATCGGGATTGGTATTGTTCCGGGTTGGAAGTTTCCCGGCCATGTCCCAAAACCGCACCATCTTGACGTAGTTGCCATCCAGCGCCGACTCATCGGCGACGTTGAACCATTCCCGGTGGAACACGTCGCCGGACTTTCTGACATTCCAATCGCCGTTGAGCAGTTGGCGGCGCAGGTGCAGCGGCAGATGCGACAGGCTTCGCTTGTACGCCTCGCGGTCGAGAAACGGGTTGTCGTCCACCTTGGCCGGTATGAAAATCCTGTTCTCGGTCTGGTTTTCGATGAAGTAACTCTTGATGAACTCGTGGCTGATGCCGCCGGGGTTGGCGCTGGCCCTCATGCGGATGGGGACAGGGAACCCCTCCGGTCGGCGCAGGCGCGAGTGCATGTAGAGGTACATTTCTTCCGTGAAGTTTTCCAACTGGTCGAAGAAAATGTATTGCCACTCGGTTCCGAGATACTTGTAGATGTCGCTCTCGTGCTCCATGTGGCCGAACTGGATGACCGCTCCTTCATTGGATTTGAAGTTGCGGTTGGCCTCGCTCCAAGACACCTGCTTTTTTCGCTCGAATGGTGCCAGCCACTCGCGCATCATCGGGATTAATCCGCCTTTCATGGTCAACTCGCTCCATGTGCGGCGCAAGAGCAGGGCGGCGTACCCGTTGACATCGAAGTATTGCAGTGAGGCAATGGCCCCGCCTGCGGAATTGTGCGTCACGATGAAGTCGTCAGCCACAAACAATCCCGATGGGTGGTCAACCGTGATGCACTTTGTATGCTCACGACCGGCACGAGTGATGTTGGTGATGGTGCGCCAGCCAGTTTTTTGTTGTGGCGTGCAACGGTTTTTCTTCCGCGTCAGATGGAAAAGGCAATCGGTATCTTGTCCAGATACGTGTATGTTATAGGCGAGACGACATGAAACTTTTGTGCCGTTTTTGTCCCGGTACGAGGCTTCCTTTTCATAAATTGTCGCTTTGAACCCGATGCTTCTCAAGAGCCATTGGACATCCAATGCCAACTGTTTTGACGTGCTGCAATAGGAAGCCTTGCCGTCTTTTTGAATGGTTCCATCTGTATCAAACAATCCCTGCAACAGGTTGATTCGGTCGGCCACCGGTGCCAGACGGTAAGGCTCTGGAATAAACTTGTTCCACGAACTTGCGTTTTTCAGCCCCATGTCATTCAGCAATCGCAACGTCCGATTGTCGTCGCGTAGTACGTGAATATGATTCTTGCGCTGAACATCAATTCCAAGCAGACGGATTCGCTGATAGATTTCCTCGTCCACCGATGAGATTTCAATTTTGTAATCGGTAATGTGGCCATCCCCAATCACCACACCGAGCAGGTAGGGGTCAACCAATCGCTTGTGACCCCATCGGTTATCAATGACACGCGAAAACTCAAGCGGCTGTGATAGCGGCACCATCGGTCGATATTGTCGTTTGTTCTCTGATTGCTGTTCCATCCATCGCGCCAACCACCATGTCGGGACAACACGACCGGCAACCCCTCGTTTCGCAAGAGTCTTTTGTATTTTGCTGGCCATTTTCACCAGCCACAAATGATCGGCGTCCACCCTGATTTTTGCGCCATCGGAAAACTCAACGTCATATACATCCTGCTCACCCCTGTCTGTGACCTGCATGATTTTAGTGAGCGACCCATCCGGCGCATAAACACGATGTCCAACCTCAAGGTCAAAAAACGACTGGGGGCCGTACTGCGTCATGACAATCCCATTTTTTGTCAACCCCTTCCCTCCGCCCGCCGCGCCTCCGAACAGACATTCTTCCCCCATGTACATCAGCAGGGCGTGTTGCTTCTCGTTGTGGCGACCTTCTTTGTCCGTGTACCACGCGGTATTGTAAATGGAACGTCGCGGCGTCACGTTTATCAGACCGGCCTTGATGGCCATAGCCAGCGGATTTGTTGCTTCGCGTCCCGGTTCGTGGTTATATTCTTCCGACATGCAAACACCAGATAACGCCGAACCGGCAAAAGTGCAAGGCGACAAAGCCAAAAAACCGCGCCGCAAGCATTGGCGCGGGAGACGGTACGAAGTGTTGAAGTACGTGGCTGAGGTGTACACCGTCAGCCGCGCCGCCATTCTGGCCGAAGTCCCGATTGACACGGTGAAATGGTGGATGAGGATTGACCCGTTGTTCAGGGAATCGGTCGAGGAAGCGCAGGCGACCGCCATCGACCGAATCGAGTCCCGACATTTTGAGGCCGCGTTCGGCAACGATACGGCCAGCCGGATCCACCTGCTCAAGAGCCACAAGGGTCACTTATACGCCGAACAAACAAGACCAGAGGCGACCGGCGGCGGTGCCAAGACGGTGAACATCCTGCAAATCAACACCGACCCGCAGTTGGTAGCCAGCGCCCTCAAGATTCTGTCGGGGACTGGTCTTGGACAGCCTTGTATCGACGCTGCAAACACCCCGGCACCCGAAGCCTCCGACGAGGAATGAGTTTCCCATCCTTGTCAAACTTGGGCTGGCGCATCTGCTTTTCCCGCATCCGCCAGTAGCGCAGGGATTCATACGGGCGGTGCTTGGATTTGCCCGGCGGGTCGTACTCCACCGTGATCCGCGTGTCCTGTTCCTTGTCGAACGGCGTGCCGTCCGGCAGTATCCCCAGCGACCGCCACCGCTGCCAATCGGTCAAAATATCGCGGACATAGGTGTAGGTCAGCGGATTTTTTAGGGGACCGCGCCGGGTGTACCCCATGCCATTGAGCCTTTTGGCAATCTCTTGGGGGCTTATCCCGCCGCGCCAGCAGGAGATGGTCTCGGCAAGAAGTTCGATTTCCACGGGGTTCTTCCGCAGTTTTTTCACCTCCACGACCTTGCCGTTCCTCGGATTGGTTCTCATCTCGCCGTCCGTGTAACACTCGTACCCGAACGGCGGCTTGCGCGTCCACGACTCGCCGCGCTCCAGTTTCTTGCCAAGCACAACCTTGGCAGCGTCACGTTTCATGGCTGATTCCATTTGGGCGAAGGCGGTAATGACGTGGAAGATCATCCGCCCAATGCTCGAACCGGTGTCGATCATCGAACCGCCCACGTCAAGCAGGTGGATGTTGACGTGCATACTGTCCAACCGGTGCATGGTGGACAGGGTATCCATCGCGTTGACAAACAGCCGGTCAAGGCTGACGGCAACAAGGTTCAGCACCTTGCCCTCGTGTGCCGCCAACATCAGTTTGCGACCCTCTTTCCTTGCGGCAATCACCTCGCTGCCGATGGTGGACGTCTCCTCGTAGATGGTCGTCAGGTTCAGGTTCTTGAGTTCACAGTAGGCACGGATGCGCTTTTTCTGTTCCTCGATGGGCACGTACACCTGCGGCACGTTCTTTTCCGCTTTGGAAACCCGAACATACCCCACCGCCTTGAGACGCGGGTCGAGGTCGGGTACCTCGAACAACTTGGGGTCGATGCCCGGCGGCAACCCGAAATCTTCATACTTTTCGTTCATGACCGTCTATGTTCGCACAAAACAGTGACGGTCGCAATTTTTGCTTGCACAACCGCTGTTATTGTCATACTTTTATTCCATGACACACAAAAACATACAGTCCGTTGCGCGGCAGGCGGCGCTGGATATCTGCGAGGTCGTGGACCGGTCAAACGTGGAGTTGTCCATCTACGGGGCGCGAGCCTTCTACCCGGAAGGGTTCTGGCTGGTCATTGACGGTCAGCGATACCGTTTCCGAATGGGCGATTTCCAGATTGCAGTCCCATTGGCCACGGAGGCACCTCATGGGACGTAACCGATTGAGCGAACTGGGCTACGCCGCGCGCGTCACGGTCACGCTCCCGCCAGAAGCCATCGACGCCCTGCACCGCATCAAAACCAAGAAAAAAATCAAGAGCATCAGCGGCACCGTCCTCTGGTTGATCCGCAAATACAGGAAATCACCATGAACCCAATAGACAAAAGCAAACAAATCCTCGAAAAATGGCAGCACGACAATTGTACGGTCGTCCACGTCACCATCAGCATCGGCTCCGCCTTGGACGGCGACCTCCTGTTCGATAAAACCAACGGCAGAATATGGGCCTTCTCTCCGGGATTCCCACAATCCGAACGCATCAAAAAAATCGAGGCCATCGCACGCGACCTCTACCTCCAAATCAAACCGTCATAACCCCATCAAAATATCATAAACTTTTCGTTTGACTCAATAACCAACATGGTGTACAAATCAATCAACATGAAACCTCTTTCAGCCAGACAACAACAATTCCAGTCGGAAGCTGGAAAAGGTAGTTCATGTTACACCCCGCCCCCGAAAGAGGGCGGGGTCGTTTTTTTCACAAGCCCAGCGGGAGCCATCATATCCACCCACGCCAAGCAGGAACAATCCCCTCGCTCGGCTTTAATCCCGCCCCGGTAACCGCCCCGTATCCGAATCATCTAGGTCGGCGCGGCCAAGGAGAGCGCAGGGAAATCGTCCAGCCCTGCTTCATTCACCACGACTCCACCCAGCCCCGGTTAGTAGGCTAGACTCGGATGTGTCACATCTCTGGTCGAGGGGTGGATGGCTGAACCTGTCAGCCAGCTTCGTACCACCACTTTAAGCGTCCTATTCATCCCTAGGACGCTTTGTACCCTCACTTCCAAAACGCCTCCCCTCTCCTACACCACACCAGTTGTAAGTGGTAAAAATTGCCGAGTCATGGGGTGAAAAAATTGTGGGAGGGGTTTAAGCAATGACACCCCCCATACCCTCGAAAATCCAATCATGCAATGCAATCCGGTGATGGTTCATCATTTTGTACCATTGCGAAGCAATGCTGATTCAAAAAAAAATCAATTTATTACTCACGAAGTGAGCTGATTCCGGCGCAAAAACTGGTATCCTCTTGTGAATGATGCACTTGTGAAAGGTGGATTTTGGTTGTGGGGAAGGTGGGCAAAAAAAACCACCGGTCAACATTGTGCGTGTTGACCGGTGTCTTGTGTGGGGGTTGCGTTAAGCTGGGTCAACATCCGCTCATGATGACCAGCGCGACGGATACGAGCACGGACACGATGACGACGATTGATGCGTCTGTGTCTGCCTTGACCCATCGCGCAAGGCGCTTGGGCCAAGTTCCAGCCTTGTCATTCCACTGCCAAGACCATTCTTCCGTGTCATGGCCGGGTGGCGTCGCCAACCCGCGTTCTGCCATTTTAGCTTGGATAATCTCGATGCCTTGCAACGATAGTTCGGCCGTTGGCCAGCGCGTCGATGCGCGTCCCTGCCCGCGCAAGCCTACCGTGTTTGTTATACTCATGCTGTCCATCCCTTCTGTTTGGTGTTTTTGTTTGACTTTTCGGCGGGGTACACCCCCGCCGCATGTTTCAATCTTATAACGCAACAACCGTGCCAGCAAGCGCCAAGCCTCGACGTAACAGGATTGTAACACGTTTTCTGTCAACTGTTTATGTTGCCATTTTGACCCGCCCACCCTTGCCCGCCCACCCTTGCTCTCCTCCCCCCTCCCCCCCCTTAAAGGAAAGACGCCGCTGGATGCCTACAACGGCGTCCAACGGCGTCCAACGGCGTCCACCAACGGCGTTTCTACATGAACCAGCCGACACGTTTGGACCAGCAAACGGCGGCCCGTCGCACACGATCAACTTCTTGGAGTGCGTTGTCGTCAACACGGCACTGATCGGGGGTACCTGACCAATGGAAAGACGCTCCGAATCGGTCGGAGCGTTCGCCATCGTACCAGTGAACAACGCCGTAGTCATCGAACCAGACGCCGACCAACCTGTACGTCAACCCGCTATCAACGGCGGTGATTGTGCCCCTGCTGGCCTCACAGCGGACGTTGGGCTTAATGTTGGCAGCCTTCATCGTTCTCACCCCCTTCCGTGTCACCGGTGGCCGCCGGTGCGTTCTTTTGGGCATCCTTGAGTTCGGCTCGGCAGTCGTCGCATCGGTCGTCGGGTTCAGGCGGTTCCACGAACCGCTGTTTGCCGCAGCCCGGACATTCATAAGGCTGGCAGCAATCCCCTTCTGTATCGTCCCATCGTTGTTTGCAATGAGGGCATCGTCCCATCATTTTAGACCCCCCCTTTCTTGGTGGACGTGGCGATGTTCAAGAGTTCGAGCGCGGACTGGAAACAATCGAACTGGTCAAGCTCGCCGGTCATGGCCTCGCGGACCCAGTCATCGCCACCGGCGAACACGCACAAACTTCGGACGGCCTCGCGGAGCCGGGCGAGTTGTTTGAGCATCGACTCACGTTCAACCAACAGGTCATCAATGCGCCCGTTGGCCAGCGCGATGTACTGCTCCATGTCCCGAATCCGTTGTTGCAACAACGGGTGATCGTTCACGCACCGAACGGCGTGCTCGATATTGGCGTCACGCTCGCAGGGTGTGGTATTTGGTTCATCGCGGTCGGCGAGCAAGAGCCGGGCAGACCTTGTGTCCCACACACAACCATAGGCCACCGTCCACGGGGTCAAGCTGTGTTTTTTGTCCTGATGCTGATTCCGGTCGTTCATGTTGTTCCTCTCTGTTGTTGGTAAGTTTCAATCGACAACCGCAATCTAACGCAACAAAAGGGAGGATGCAAGATTTATTTTTTTGTTTCCACAAAAGCCATTGGGGGGCGGCCAATCCGGTCGCGGCGGTTCCAGCGTTTCGAGCCGCGTTTCTTGGCCATCAACTGCCGGTTGTGTTCCAAACACCGGGCACCGTACCGGCTGGTGCCAATGGATTTTTCTTGGCCGCAACGGACGCACAGGCCCTTGGCCTGCATCTTGGCCTGCCATCGGCTGATTGCGGCTCGTTGGCTGGATGCTGTTTTCATTACGCAACAACCTGCGTCAGCATCGGGACGCGGTCAAGATGAAAAAAACTTTCATTTTTTTGTTGCGTTATCGTATCGGCGGCGTATGCTGTGGAAGTCGAACGGCGTTGTTCTGGTGAACAGCGCGACAAAACAAACTCAACCAAAAGAGGGATACAATGAACCTCATGGAAGCATCAGTACAGTGGGCCAAACGGCCTACCGACCAGCGTTTCGAGACGCTGGAAACCCTACAAATGGCGGTGGACAACCGCCGCAACCAGAGCCGGGCATTTGACGTGCCCAGCAACACCATCCGCGTCAAGGCAGATGACGGTCGCCTTGTCGTCAACGGTGCCACGCTACCCGCGCTGCCGACTCACTGGGGCTTTGGCCAGTTGTGCCAACGCGCCAAGGCACCGGCGTCGTACCTGCGGACGTTGCCGGTCGAACAGGCGGCAAGCTGCCTGAACATCAGCCTTGACCAGCGCGACAGCGAGCCGGTCAAGATTCTGACGAGGTGCGATGCTGACGCCCCGCAGATGGCCGCCGTCACCAGCCAACGGTACGGCAGGATTTGGGACGCTGACGTTGTGGCATCCACCAAGCGGCTTGTCGAGCGCACCGGTGGGCGGTTCTTCAACCCGAAGGAATGGGGCGGCAAACCGTCCGGCTTGTATGCCAGCGATCATGACGTGTTTATTTTCATGATCGACGGCGGAAGCATCGTGGACGGGGGCGGCCCCCGCGACCAACTGAACCGTGGTTTCATGGTCTGGAATAGCGAAGTCGGGGCCAGCACGTTCGGCCTGATGACGTTCCTGTTCCGTGTCGTCTGCGGCAATCACATCATTTGGGGGGCCGAAGATGTCAACCGGTTGCTGATTCGCCACACAAGCGGGGCACCGAGTCGGTTCGATGCCGAGGCCATGCCTGCCCTGCTGGACTACGTGAACGCCAGCGCCAGCGTGGCGGAAACCACAATCCGCAAGGCAAAAGACATCCTGTTGCCGGACGATGAAACCGACCTGTTCAACAGGTTCGGGACTTTTACACGTCCCGAATTGAGGATGGCGATGGATTACGCGAGGCGCGAAGAAGGCGACTGCCGGACGCTCTGGCAGTTGGTCAACGGTCTGACGGCCAGCGCACGGGATTTGGAATACATCGACGCCCGTGTGGATTTGGAGCGCCGAGCCGGACGGTTGTTGGAAACGGTCTAAACCACAAAGAGGGCGGCCCCATAGCGAGGGCCGCCCTCGAACACAACAAGAAAAACACCATGAACCAGACAGAAAACAAAAACAAGACGGTCAACTGTCCCGTGCCCGGCTGCGCCGCAACCGGTCTCACGTCGCAGGGGATTGCGGTTCACTGCTACCGCACGCACAAGCGGCGATTGTCCGATGCCGAATGGAACCAGCTTGGGTTCGCGCCCCGTTACATGAGGGGCGGCGGTCAAGAACAATCCTCATCAACGGCGTCTCCAGCCCCATCAACGGCGTCTGGAGCGGATCAAACGGAACGCCATAAACGGCGCTCCAAACAAACCACGCTGCCCACGGTCAGTTTTTGCCCGTGTTGCGGCACCAACCTCAAGGCGGTTGCTATCGCCTTGACCATGAAAGGATAGACATACATGAACACCTCAACCAAAACCCAACCGCGTCGCGTGAGGTTTTTGTCGAACGACCACGACTTCCGTTGCGCGTATCTGGCGTCGCTTGGTTTTAGCCGCGCCTACATCGCGGAAAAGACCGGGCTGACGAAGTGCCAAGTCGGATACCGCAACAACAGGGCGGGGATTAAGCTGACCGATTACCGCAATGGAACGAGCCGGGTTGCGCGGATTGTCATGAGCGAGGCGGATCAAAAGATCGCCTCTTACCTGCGTGAAAAGCTGGCCAGCACAGAGGAAAGGGGGGACAAATGAGCGCACTGAACGAGTCAGAAGTACGGCGGTTGGCTCTCGACCACGCAAACCGAAGGATGGAAGCCCTCGGCTTGACGAGAAGGTTTGATCGTGTCAGCAGTCAATTCCTCGACGCCGTCCGCAACGATGTCGAGGCCGCCATCTATAAGCGGTCAACAGCCTATTGGCAGAAGGGAGTCACGTTGAAGTAATGAAACAGTACCAAGATATTCAAACCGAGGTCTGCTCCGAATTGGGCAACCTGTTTGGAGTGAAGATAGATCAGGCCATTGAAATCGAGGCCGAGGCCGCTCGCATCTGCTCGATGTTGTCGCGGGACGGCCCTGTATTGCACGGCACGGCGATGGTGCAGTCGGTGGCCATGTTGGCCATCGCATTGAGCCATCTCCGGTTCAAGGGTTTCGACATCAGTGTTGTCGAAACGACCAAACAAAATGCAGCACCATTCGTCAACGGTAACAACTAACAACCTGAAAGGAATCCGCATCATGAGTACCGAAATGCAAGTAAGCAACCAACAGTTGCAGGCTACGCCTATGACGCCAAAAGACGTGTTGGCGCAGGTCAAGCTGGTCCAAGACGTGCTCAACTCGGTGATGACCGAGGGTGAGCATTACGGGAAGATTCCCGGCACCAACAAACCGACGCTGCTCAAGAGCGGCGCGGAAAAGTTGTGCATGACGTTCCGCATGTCGCCGAGCTTCGACATCCGCAAGACCGAATTGCCGAACGCGCACCGCGAATATGAAGTGCTTTGCAGGCTGGCCAGCATCGGCAGCGGCATCGCGCTGGGCGAGGGTGTCGGGTGTTGCTCCACGATGGAGAGCAAGTACCGGTACAGGAACGTCGCCGACTTCGAGTTGACCGGCGACCCCATCCCCAAGGATGCCAAGGAACGCAAGACCGAGTACCGCAAGCAAGGGTTTGGCATGAAGAAGGTGGACGGCGTGTGGGAATGGGTCAAATACAAAGACACGGAAAAGTCGGAGAACCCCGACATCGCAGACGTGTACAACACGGTGTTGAAGATGGCCAAGAAACGCGCCTTGGTTGACGCCGTGCTGACGGCGACGGCGGCATCGGACCTGTTCACGCAGGACATCGAGGATATACGTGGCGCAATGGCTGACGCCGAGCGCGAGGAACGTAGCGACCGCGAACAGGAACGGGCCAATGACAAACCCACCCGCGAGGCTCCTGCGGCAAAGGCACCGGCCAAGAAGGGGATGTCGTACTACAACTACGACTCCAAAAACCCCTACGTGTTGCCCTCCGAGCTTCACGAGGATGTCGTGGCCATCATGGCAAACCCGTGGCCGAGGGCCAAGAACCACGGGGTCACGTGGGAAACGCAAGAGGACAAAAGCCTCATCTCCGTCTGGTCGCACTGCCATGACGTAATCGAGGAACTCAAAGACAACCCCAATGCAGATTTGGAGGTGTTGGACGAGGCCATCGGGGTGTTGAAGGGCGTGTCGAGCGTTCTGGTGAACAATGGACACCAACCGCACGCCTTGTTTGCCAGCGACGACCAAAACAACCAAAGGGAGGATAACGTCCCAATGTAACCGATTGGCGCGGCATGGGCGTGGTGGCCGGGGATGTCCCGGCACGGGCCTCATTGCGCTGTTGCTCTGGTGAGTAACAAGCGTTTCTCTCTAGCCTAGTGAATCACCATGACGCGCCTTTCTTTCAGGAAAAAACATGAATATACAACTCACACCCAGTTATGTCTTAACGACCGATCACCCGTGCAGTTCTTACGACATCCCGGTGCTGGTCAATCGCTCGACCGGCGACGCCTTCGGCCCCGGCCACATGATGCAAGCCTATCCTTCGTGGCCGTGGCAACCGGCGGCGCATGTCGTGATACGGATGCTGCATGGCTCTACCGACAAAGAAGCGTTGAAGGCCGCATCGCTCTATCTGGCGCAATGGCCTGACGGCCCACAACTCTCATCAACCAAGGAAGGAACGACACCATGAGAACCCAAGCGAGAATCATCGACGCCGACCGTCTCCACTGGTACACCAGTGTCGGCGAGCCAATGTTTGAAGTGCCGAAAGCAGACGGCAAGGGCATGACGCCCACCACGCTTCGGCACGCACGGAAATTGAACCTGTTGCCATCGAGCACCAACATCCTCAAGGTTGTGCCCAAACCACAACTTGAAGCCTACAAGATGGAACAAGTGGCTCTGGCACTTTTGACCACGCCGCGCAAGGATGGCGAAACCGACGACGACTTCGTTCACCGCGTGCTGGTGGAAGAAGAACAACAGCGCGAAGAATCCGGGGCGGCGGCGGAGTACGGGTCATTCGGGCACGACTGCGTCGCCCACTACTTCAATGAGGCCGTGTTGCCCACCGACGACCGCATCCGCGCCGACTTGGAAGCCATGACGCAATGGCTGGCCTACCAACAAATCGCCTGCCTGCGTGTCGAGCAATCGCTGGTGGGCAACGGGTACGCCGGTACATGCGACTTCATCGGCATCGACAACAAGGAAGGGCGGACTGTCGTCATCGACTGGAAATGGACATCGAGCGTCCCAAAGAAAACGCCTTGGGATGCACATCAGGCGCAAGCCTGTTCCTACGCGATGGCCCTGCCCAACTTCGACGAGCAAACGCGGGTGGTGGTTGGATACTTCGACCGCAACGCGCCCGGCTCGTTCACGCCGCTGGAGTTGGCGCAGGACGACATCTTCTACGGCTCACGGTTGTTCCACGCCGCAATGGGGCTGTGGATTGCCATGAACGATTACGACCCACGGAGGCCCGACCATGTCTGCCCGTAAAACAGGTTGGTGCGACTGCGGACGACGCGGGACATCGTCTGGAGGTGGAGGCTACCGTTGCCGCGTCTGCCGCGACCGCGAGAGGTTCATTCACAACACCGGCAAAACCAAGAGAAAAATGGCGCGGAGGGAACAGGAATTGAAACAACGACGCCAAGAGAGCGGAATCATCGGTCGGTTCGGGGTGGCCTTCAAACAGTTCTTCGCCAAGCGCGGCATGGCGGGGATGCCCGGCGGCTTCAACTACGGACGATACCGCAACAAAAACGCAAAAGCTGCTTGACCCGAAAGGCGTCATGTGGCATACAAGCATCATGTATCCGATAATCAACAATCTTTTCTCGCCCCCCGGCCAACAGGCAACCTCGAAGGGCAGGCTTCCCCACCTGCGCCATCGACGGATACATCGGGTACGGCGAGACTTTTTTTCGCTGGAGGATGTCCATGTACGCAAAGGTGTATGAACAAATCTTTGATTCCTCAATAGCCGAAAACTGGCAAACCCGTCATGTATTCATCGACCTCATCATGCTGGCCAACGCCCACGGGGAAGTGGACATGACCCACGAAGCCATCGCACGCAGAACCAACGTCCCCTTGGAGATTGTCAAGGCGGCCATCACCGAACTGGAACAGCCAGACCCCAAGTCCCGCAACCCAGCCGAGGAGGGGCGCAGAATCATCAGGCTGGACGACCATCGTGATTGGGGTTGGAGAATCGTCAATCACGGGTACTACCGGTCACTGCGTTCCGACGACGACCGGAGAACCGCTGCAAGATTGCGACAACAGGAGCATCGCAAATCGTTGAAGATGAATAAGAAACAAGAAAAATGTGTGACAAGTGTGACAGAGAGTGACGATGCGTTACTCTCTGCATCTGTATCTGTATCTTCTTCTGTAAACCGGAAGAAGGGGAGTCCAGAGGGGAAGAAACCGCACAATCGGGACGGGGAAATTGATGCCATCTTGTCATCGGGATGGTTTCGGGACGATGACTTCAAATGTGCTTGGGCTGATTGGATTGACTACCGCAACGAAATCAAACACCCGCTCACGCCGGTCTCAATGCTCCAACAGTTGAAAACCTTTCAATGCTGGGATGACAAGATAAAAGCCATCCAGAGCATACGACAAAGCATCATAAACGGCTGGAGAGGGCTGTTTGAAGTTCGGCAGGGGTCTCTGCCCATCCAGCCCGTCAAACGGGCACCGGAGGGGCAAGGCGGCGCAAATACGGGGCACGCTGGGCTTCGTCAGGCGTGGCAAATCCAAAAAGACTTGGAAGCCATCAAAGGCATGATGGCCAAAATCAATTCCACCTGCCCATTCGGCACGTCTGCCGAGGCCGAAGAAGCCCGCAAACGATGGCGCGCTTCCGCGAATGGGTTGGAGTACCAAAAACTCAAGAACCGCTGTCAGGCGCTTGAGCAGGAACTACGGGGGGCACTATGACGACGCTGCCCAACGACACCAAAACCTGTCCGGCCTGCCAAGCCAAGGATACCATGATTCGCCTGCTGCCGGAGAACCGGCGGGGCTTCTACTGGTGTGAAAAGTGCGCCACGTTCTTGATTCAAGGCACGGACAACGACTTGCGTACAATCATGGAGTCGGACAACCATCTGCTTTCCACCCGGTCGCTGGGGATGGCGATGATGATGGTGGTGACCGTGGCTTCCAAACAGGTCGGCAGACGCGAGAACAGCGGCAGGGATTTGCCAACAAAGAAAGGACAAAACCGTGAAAGATAGAAATAGCAGAAACGACAAATACGCCCCGTGCGTGATTAAGGCCATCGAAACCAAGTATGGCACGATGCTCTCGATGGGCATCAAGGTGGATGAGTTTATCACCTTTTTGGAGTCCAACACTAGCGACAAGGGATGGGTCAACATCACCATCAAGGAACGGCGTGATCCGAGCGACGTGTCCACACACTACGCGGAGCTTTTCGTCCCGCAAAAACGTGACGGCCAACCGAGGGGTGGCCGCCCCAAAGAGGAGGATGATGGGCAAGAACAGGATGCTCGACGCCGATTTGAACGCAGCCGAACCGATAGAGACCGGGAACATGATCGTTGGCCCAAGCACCGCAGCGAGGGCCGCCCGTCACGCGACTCCGACGACGACGATAACATTCCGTACTAACGGAAACACAACAGGAGCAAATCATGACACAGCAACAGTTCCAACTCGACGACAAACGCCCACAACCGGACGAGCGCCGGTTGTCTCACAGTAATGACGTTGCACCCGCCAAACAAGCGGGTGCATCACAGAAGGCCACACGCACCAAGTTGCAGCAAGAGGTATTGACCATACTCAACAGGTTCGGCCCGTTGACCGATGATAAGTTGTCTGAATACTTCACGGAATACGACAAGGGCACGGTCAGAAAACGCCGCTCCGAGTTGTTCCAGATGGGACTGGTGCAGGAAGCCGGTGTTGGCGTCAGTGACAGGGGCAAACCGATGACAAAGTGGGAAGCTATATGACCCATGAGCAATACAACCAACTGCTCCTCGGAGCCAGCAAGTCAACGCGGAACCTTAATCTTCCGGCTGACGGTGCCGGGGAGGATGCCAAGCTGGAACGCCATCCTGTCAATGCAACACTGGGCAAGGTACAAGTTCAAGAACGAACTAGCGCGCGTTTTCTTGTGCGCCTTACTTCTACACGCAAACGGCTCATCGACGAGGACAACCTCTGCGAGAAGTACCATGTCGATCTATGCCGATACGCTGGCGTCTTACCTGACGACGACCCAAGCCAAACGCGCATCGAAGTCCGCCAAGTCAAGGCGGAAAAAGGCCAAGACGAAACGGTCGAGATAGAGGTGTTTGCGATGGAAACCAACCAACCAATTCCCCGCCCCTCCCCCAACCCATCCGTCGATGGGAGCCGCGAGTCGGCTGGGGGCAGGGACACGAACGAGGTTGTCGAGTTATGACAACAACAAAACTCGCGGTAAATCGACCAACTCGACTGGAATTATTTTCATCGTTTGGTTCGGCGTATTCAGCAGTGCTTTGGCTCGGTGACTGCCGCGACGTGCTGCCCGCCGTGGCGGCTGATGCGGTCATAACAGACCCGCCCTACGGACTTGGCGACAGGATGAAAGGCGGAACATGGGGCGCGGCATCGAAGTACGCCAACCTACGCGAATGGGACAAAGCCCCAACGGATGAAACGGTCAATATGTTGATCAATCTCGCCAAAGTGTGCGTAATTTGGGGAGGGAACCATTTCCGTCTGCCAGAAAGCCGGTGCTGGCTGGTTTGGGATAAACAAAATGCCGTACCAACGATGTCTGACGTGGAACTTGCGTGGACGAACATCGACAAGCCTGCCAAGCGGAAAAGCCTTCCTGTGGGCGTACACCAATACGGACATCCGACCGAGAAGCCGCTTGCGCTAATGGCGTGGACGCTAGAACAAGCCGGTGTGACCAAGGGCACAACGGTACTCGACCCGTACATGGGCACCGGAACCACTGGAGTCGCGGCGATACGGCGCGGCTGCAACTTCATTGGAATCGAGCGCGACCCTACGCACTACAAAACCGCCGTCGAACGGATTCGCAATGAACTCAACCAAGGCGTGCTGTTATGACGCGAAACACAGAACCAAACCACCGCGAGTCGGCTGGGGGCGGGGAGTGAACATGAAAGGAAACCATGAAACAAACCAAGACAGACGCTAGAGCGCAGAACGGGGCGAAAGATCGACGCAGCAAGATTGTTCGAGGAAGGCGCAAATGCTGGTATGACATCACCATTAGGGAATGTGTCATTTGTGGCACAGGCGACAAATGCAGGGAACGGAAGTATGGACGGAAACCGTCCGCACAGAAAAGATACCACTATGAACAATTCGCGTGTGACAGTCACTTTGCCTAACGTGTTGGATTGTTCGGACTGCGTGACCGTACACGTCATTGACCATCCTCGCGGCTGCCTCATGCGCATCGGTCACGATGGCGGCGTGATTCACCTAGACTGGCATGAGGCGATTGCGCTCTACGAAAAACTACGTCAACACCTAGGCGAAATGCCGGTGACAATGAGCCTTTAACA